CTAAGTTCATTGGTAAGGTCATCTTGTGCCTTAATTAGGCTTTCAATTCCTGTTATTAAAAGTCGACTATCGCTGTCATTAGTATCAATTTTACTGCTTAATTGATTAAGAGTAGCAATTAACTGTTTTGTTTCTTTGTGATCCATTTCGCCATCTGCCATGGCATCTTTGTAGGATGTTATAAATTTACTAACATCTACTGAACTAGAAAGACCGGCCATAGTCGGATCAGACATTTTATTATAATCCGAGTCATAACCAAGTTTTGCAAGAGTCATTTGAGCATAGGCCTGCATGTCAAACCCACTTGATCTTCTTAAATTTGTTTGACCTAAAGTTGGATTATATATTCCCTGTAATCTATTTAATATCCTATTTGCTTCTGCTGTGTTATCTTCGTCAATGTCATTACTTAGTACTAGTGTACCGTTATTAATATCTTCTAGAACATTATTCATATCAGAAGTATAATTTATCCTACTTAACTGCCCTGGGGAAAAGTTGAGTCCTAATCTTTCTGCATTGTCAATAAAATTAAATACAGTATCTTTAGAACTATCGTTGAATGCTTGTACAAGTTTGATTCTTTCTTGTAGTACTGCTAACACTTTATCTGCTTGATCCTCATCTACACCTACTTTCATTTTAAGATTAGTACCATAGCCTTCAAAATAAGATTCAAAGATTTCTGAAAATCCATCTTGGACATTATTCATGGCACTAACTGCTCGTTTTTGGTTAAATGCCGTTTGATCTCCGAATGCTACACCTCTTTTTAAAGGTATCATTTTGTTAATATCGTCTTCTGAGATGTTAAGTCTTTTTGCTTCTTCTACTATACCACCAAATAGCATTTGTGAAGTTTTCTTTCTTTCAGTTCCAGATAAATCACCTGCATGTAATCCAAATTCAGATGCACCTATGTTGCCACTAATAAATCGTCCTGCTTGTATTTCGTGTACTGCATCCCCAAATAACACTCCGCCTGTTGCATTATAAATTGATACTCGCAACTCATCAAAGAAAGTAATAAAGAAATCTTTTATAGAACTAAATAAAGTGCCTTGCTTGATTTGTTCCTGCAGATCCCTTGCTAAGTTTTGAGCAAAATTTGAGATAGTTGATACAAACATAGTTCGTGCATCATCGAGTCTGGCTTGATACGTTGCATCTGATTCATCTGCTCCTTGAGGTAGGAACATATTGTCGATGTAATTTGCAAGGCTATCAAAAGAATCTGTTATTGGACTATTATATCCAAATACGTTTGTTGCAAACTTTTTAATATTTTTAGTCATTGACTCGACACCTTTTGTAAAATCATAGGTTGCGTTACCGTTTTCATCTAGTGTTTTACCAAAACCTAAAAATTCCAAGGCAAACGTTTTACCAATATCTCCTAATGTGGCAGTTACTTGGTTGATCACAAACCCTAGCCTGTTAAATACGTTTAATACAGACATCGTTTGGGGATCTAAATCTTTTTTCATTGACTGAATGGCTTCCTCGGACAATGCCTGTGCTTTTCTGAGCATGTTTTGTAAATCTGCCGCACCTTCAATACCTGCTTCTTGCATGGACTCAATATAATCTCTTTGTTGTTGTGTGGTATTTCTAAGCAAATGTATTAAGTCAAAGCCTAAGTTTGCATTTAGTGTGCCTGCTCCTCTATCAAACCTGGCCGCTTCTTTTTCTATCATGCTTATTAATTCAGGCATGTTCTGACCTAGAGTGATAAAATCACTTGAAAGTCCAGTAGCACCTCTGGATATTGCCTCAAATATTGGATCTATAAGACCTTGTCCACCTATTGCACTTAAGGTCCTGCTTATGGTTTGAGCATTATTGGCAAGTTCCATTGTGTTTCCGCCCATGGTTTTTACTTGTGACTGCATGAGATCGGTGTGATCTTCTCGTATTTGTGATTCGTTTCGCAAATCTGCTTCTGACATACCCACAGCATTAGCAAATATTCTTAGTTCTCTGGCAGATCTCAATAAACTTGTTTGTAACTCTCCGCTATTTTGATTTAACACTAATCCAAATCTACGTCTATATTCTAATTCAGTCATTATGCTTTCAACCGAATCATCTGCTGTCATGCCCATTGCAAGTAATCCATTAGTTGTTAAAAGTGTAGTACTATATAAATTTGCAAAATTTTCAGCACCTAGTATCCTAAGAATTTTACTGTTTGCTTGTGCAAAGGTGGCAAATTCATCTAAACTCATTCCAGCCAGGTTTGCCGACCTTGCAACATTTTCAATATTGGTTGTTAGACCTAATATGCCTCCTGTGCCTTCACTTAAACTGTTATTAAGTATTTTGAATGTGTCTACAAAACTATTTCCTATATACTTTAATGCTCCTAGTACTGCTAGGCCTAATGCACCCATTAACTTTGTAAGGCCGGTAACTGCTTTTGCAAATCCGCCCAATGCTATACCGCCTAGATTTGCAAAACTCATAATACCGTCACCAGAATTATTAAGATCTTTTAAAATTTTATTAAGATTGTCTGATTGATCATTAGTGTTTCTACCTAACTTGCCTAATTGCGTTAAACTGTCTTCAGTGAGATTGTTGAGTTCTTTGATAGCATTTTCCATGGCCTTGTTAGCGGCTTTATCTTCTTTTTGTTCTTTTTTATCATTGCTGTCTAATACTTTGAGTAATTTCTGTATTTCTTTATTACCATCCGCAGTTTTTTTAGTAGTCTCTTTATAACCTTTTAATTGTAATCGCATGATAGCCTCGATCTTTTGAGAACTGGTACCTAAACCTTTCAGTAAGGTTTGCATATTTTTCTGCGTGGCTTCTGTTGCCCATGCAGGAAGATTCTGAATAGTGCTAGTTACACCCTCGGTATTAGTTATTACAATGTCTGTCATTTCAATTCCTGTAAACTGAGTATATTATAATCGATAAATAACACTACAAATAAAGTGATGCTTCGATAGTTATATTTATCGTTTTTATTAAAACATCACATATTGGAGAGAATATGACACAGAATACTAACCCTTTAGCAGATTTTTACAGAAATCCCAAGTTATATGTAGCATTACCAAGTGGTACTGATTTTTATAGCAAAGATGTTGTTGAAATGACCGAAGTTGGTGAACTACCAGTTTACCCAATGACAGCCAAAGATGACATTCTTACAAAAAACCCAGACGCACTATTAAATGGTGATGCAGTTATAAAACTTGTTAAGAGTTGTGTTCCTGCTGTAAAAAATCCTGCTTTACTACTTGCTCCAGATATGGAAGTATTGCTGATTGCAATTAGACAAGCAAGTTCAGATACTAAATTTATGGAAATTGATAGAAACTGTCCAGAATGCAATGAGCCAAACAGATTCGATTTAGACTTATCTGTTGCATTAGCAGAATCACAAGAGATCGAAGCACTCAAAGAAGTTGTGTTATCAAACGGTTTAAAAGTATTAATATCGCCTACAAATTACATGCACACCATACAAGGTGCCAAGGCAGTTATAGAACAAAATAGACAGTTTCAAAATATAGATGTAAATAACAGTGACGAACAATTAAAAGCATTAGGTGATGCACTGGAAAAACTTAGCACAATGAACTACGAAGTTATTCTTAATTCTATAGTAAGTATCACAATACCAGATACAGAACTTGTTGTTGACGATGTAAAACAAATTGCAGACTTTTTAGATAATGTAGAAAAAGCAATTGGCATAGAATTAAATGATGCAGTTTCTAGCATTAACAATGGTGGCATCCAAAAAGAAGTAGAAATGCAATGCGGTGAGTGTGAACATGTTTACACTACACCTATAAACTACGATCCAGTAGGTTTTTTCTTAAATTCCTAGGTGGGGCAGACCCTGAGCAAATCAGGGACTATCTAGGAAGTCTAGAACAGCAGGCAGAAGATATCACAAAGGGCATTGCTGATTTTGTAATGTATTCTGAAGGTGCTATTGACTGGCCTACTGCATGGCATATGGGCGTAGTCGATCAGGTTATGGTACTACAATCTTTTAGTTCGTATATTACTGCCAAGAACGGCGGTAAAAAAGATAATGAAATGAAACAGGAAATGATACCTGATACTGCACCTCAATCACCATCAGAGGAATAAGTCTTTACTGTTATTGCCTTTTAATTGTTCCACATGGTTAACACCATCATCATGCTCGTTTATCAAATGCTCTAAGTCAAGTTGTTCTAACTGGTCTACTATAGATTCGATTTCGTCGGATAGATAACAATACTCTGAAACACAATTAATCACATTACCAGGAACTACACTTGCTTGTAATTTATACTTGGTACGATCAAACATTGGTATTTGTTCATTGTGTTTTAAATGCAGTAATGCATGGTTAATGTTTCTGTGCATTACAAGACGCATAGCATCGAGTTCTTGTGCCGCTATACCAATGAACCCTTGATGTGTATTGTGTTGCATAGCGACGTTTATAATGCGTTGTAGACCCCCTAAGTGACTGCACACTAATACTCTGTTATACAGTTGGAACCAACTTAATTTAAGTATGTAATTATCATGCTGTGGGTCTAGTAGGTCGCGGAAAGATACAGTATGCTCCGGCTTAAAATTTTTTACATTCCTGCCCAGCATATATCCAGCATCATCTTGCTTTATTATCCAATCGGCATACTCAGGTGCTTCGCTGTTTGTTTTAACTATGATTTCATCAGGGGAATCCTTGTACACAGACTCTGCTACATGTTGTGGAAACTGTTGCACAAGAAAACACATACTGCCTATCTTGGCAAACTCATGTGCAACTGTTACATCATGCTCTGCTATAGCCAATACACATTCTAGGAAGTCTTGTGGATGTCCTGATAAACCGTTGTGTTGTTTATCCAATAAAAGTTTAAACAATCCTAAGTTTCTAAAAGTCATGAGGTTGTCGATGAAACTGTTATTGTTTAAGTTATCACATGCTTCAAGAAATTCATGTTTTATGTGTAACCAATTATCTTCTACTGGTATCATGTTAATATTTATGTGTTAATGTTTATAGACACTTCGTGTCTTTGCCAACTGCAAACTTCATTCACTTCGTTCAATCAGTTTTTGTTTGCAATTTTTTTAAAAGAAGTTATCAAGTAACTTGAGCCATAATTCTCCTTATGCAAGGAGAACAATGTCAGGTGTCATCAAGTGAACCATTACCATCTCTAACTCGGGTGCTATTAGGAACCAGTGAGCCTTTTGTCCCCATACACTACCGTCTCGAATCTCACGGAAATTGTTATAACCTTGTAGAGTTTAGTTATATCAATTTGTAGGTTGCTTTTTCTCAGAGCCTACATCCTTCTAATACTGTTTGTCGTGTGTTTGTATCTTTGCCGCTATACATCTCCAGAATCTCGCACCGGGTGTTTCCATTGCCGGATTGTCAAAGAGCCCGATATTCAATGCCTCGGTTGGGGCGGGTGTATAGTCCTATTTGTGTGCCGTAATGTGAGTTAGACTTTGTGTCTGAGTGTGCCGTGTTTTTTGTGTTCTTCAGCAAATAGTTATCGTCTTATGATGTTGCTTATAACATTTTTTGAGTAATCCTAGTCATAAATATTGCTATGGAGCATTTTACGATCACCGGCATTTTGACTAAAGATCAGTGTTCTGAAATAATAAACAAATTACCAGACGAATCTCCCAACCCTGGGGGTCTTACAATGGTACCTGGTTACTGGACTGACACCAACTGGAATAACACACATAAAACATTTAATACGCACCGGTTACGATTAACACAGGAGTTAGCAGAGTATGTTAGCAGTTTGATCATGCCAGTAAGTATAGATTCAGAACCATACATAATAACAAATCATAATGTTTTCTATGCTAATTATTATAACAAAAATGACACTTGTACTAAACACAAAGATCTATCAAAGTACTCTATATGTATTCCCCTCAATGACGAGTTTGAAGGCGGGATATTTTATATTGAGGATAAGCCTGTAGAACTAAAAGCAGGGGACGGAATAGTTTTTCCAGGTGATACAGAACATGAAGTAAGCAAAGTTATTTCTGGTACTAGATGGAGTTTATGTATCTGGATTATGGAGTGAATCTTTAACGCCTTCACGTAAGATTTTTGAACCACCTACTCGAACGTTGATAATACCATTGTAGTAGTCATCACGCAATAACACTTTTCTTTCAAATTGTTCTCTTGCTTCTATATAACTAGCAACGCCTCTGCTAGGACAAAAGTATAAAATCTCTCTGGTAAATTTATCTTCACCTAGTGCTTCTACGTCTTCTTTTAGATTGTCTGAACTGCCCCAATAAGTTTGCCAATCGCTTTCTTTGAAACCACGGCGTTTATTCTTTTTGCCTTTGAGTGGTGGTTTAGTAGTTTTAAACTTTGCTAGTTTCTTACCTACATACTTTTTGTTATTTGTGTTGTTAGTAATTAGATACACGAATGCTTCGCAATCTTCGGGTAAGTTGTCTACTGCCTTTCCGTTGTATGTCCAGTTGCTCACCTAACTTTCCACATATTCCGTATCAGTGTTGTAACTAGTGAAGCCGCCTTCTTTGATTACATATAATACATCATTTACTCTACCACTGAGTTCTTCTCTGTGTGATATAAGCATGATATTTTTGTTTTGTTCTCTGCTCATTTTCTTGAGTATGCCCAATGCATTCTCTACACCAACACCGTCTAAACCACTGTCAATAAGTTCGTCAATGCATAAAAAGTTCATTGGGTGATTAAGACTTTCATATATGTCTCTGAATGCCCAACTCAAACTCAGTATTAGTCTGTTACGTTCACCTCTACTTAAATTATCAAAGTCTAAGTCTCTGCCATACTCTGTGATCTCTACACTTAGGTCACTGTTAAATTTAACATCATGTGGCAAACCAATAGCATTTAAGTAGTGTGCCAGTCTGTGATTCAAGTAAGCAATGTTTTGATCAATAATACGTCTACGGATAAAACTGTCTTTGCTTGTTAGCAGTTTATACAAGAACTCTTGGTGATCTTTTAATGCTGTGAGTTCATTTATAATATCCCAACTGACTTCTTGTATACCAGTTTGTTTCATAGATTCTATTTGTTCTATGTAAGGATTTTCTTCGTTGTTCTTGTCTTCAATACTTTGTATTAAGTTATCTACATTATTTCTATGAGTAAGGGCCTCTTCTAGTGTTCTATAGAAGGTTTTAGGGCGTTCTTGAACAGGTCCTAGCATTTCTACGCCTGTTTTTAACTCTTTTTCTTTAGTGATTAGGGTGTTGTTATATGTCCTTTCCTCTGTTATTTCGGTGTTTAAATCGGCCGTATATTCTTCATGTGTGTCTAAATGTGCTGTATCTTGTCCACAAGCAGGGCATGTACCTTCTTTTGCTTTAGCCAAATTTGCTTCTAGTGTTTGCAGTTTAGTATTACTTCTTTTAATACTGGTTTCTGTGTTAGTGATATTACTTACTAATACATTTAAATTTGCTTCGTGATCTTTTATTTCAACTAATGCATTATGCTTTGCAATTTCTTCGTCTACATCTAGTTCGTTGACTTCTTCTAGAGCATCAGCCATTTCAGATAGTTTAGATTTCTTATTGGCTTCCCAGGCCATACTGCGGCTTTCGATTTCTTTGATATTCTTTTCCATTCTAGCATTGCCATCTTTGACAGCATTGATTCGAATTTCCTCTTCCTTGATACTGTCTCTAGTATCCTTCATTCTTTCTTTGAGTGTTTCTGCTTTTTCTGACAACTCCTGTATACCAAGTAGTTGCTCAATCATGTCTCTCTGATCGTTATTTTTCATGCCTAAGAAAGGTTCAGTGTATGTGTTTAGTGCAACAATATGCTTAAACATTTCGTGAGTAAAGCCAATTATTTTTTCAATGTGTTTTTGTGTTTCTCTGCTGTCGCCTTGTTGCTCTTGATCACCTGACTCAGTACCGTTAACAAAGAAACGTAATATATTAGGACGTCTGCCTCTTTCTATACGATATTCAACACCGTTAAGTTCAAAGTCTACACTAACTATCATGCCCTTGGCATTTGTTTTGTTAATTAAGTTATCGCGACGAATGTTAGTAAGTGCTTCACCATATAATGCGTAACTGAGTGCATTAATAATAGTAGTCTTACCTGTGCCATTTCTACTACCGTCACCACCTAGGTCTAGATTGTTACCTAGTACTAGTGTTAAGTTCTTGTCGTCAAACCGCACACCTTGAACATTGTTTCCAACACTCATGAAATTCTTTACACTGATGTTTTTTAATTTAAGCATATATTATAAATTTTGGTAAATGTCAATTAACTTTTCTGTGTTAATTGTATTACTTTCTATGGTTTGTAATTGGCTTATAACAATTTGTTCAACACTTTCAAATGATATTTCGCCGGCTTCGTATTCTTCTTCAACTTCTTTAATAGGTACAAGTTGTATTTCTCTACACTTGTATTTTTCCATAAAGTTTTCTTTTATGAATGTTGCTTCTTCATAACTGATATCAACATCTAATTTGATTCTTGCATAAGTATATGCATCTAAGTATTTTGCAGGATCATCAATTAATTCAACAAGTCCGCATGTAACATACTTAGGACACTCAGGCCAGTTTACATATACTGGTTCCTTGCCCCATTCAAGATACATGTAACCTCTATCATTGTCTTGTGCGTCTGCGTAATTGTGTGGAAATGCATTACCTATATAATGAATGTTTTCGTCATATTGTCTTTTATGAAAGTGTCCACTAAACACATATTCTGGATTACGCAACATTGATGCATTAATGCCACCGTGGTCTGGCATCTCTATCATTGCATTCATTTTAAAGAACGGTAATTCAAAATGACCAAACATATACTTGCATTGCATTTTAGCAACTCTCTTGTATTCGTTTTCTACTAACCAAGGTACAATACCAACATTGCCTTCTTCAAACAACTCGTCTATCATTACAAAGTTGTTTAAGTCTCTAGCAAACTCCATGCTGTTTAATTCACGTTTATCTCTGTAATATAAATCGTGATTACCTGTAATAAAGTATACTTTGTTAAATGCTTCGTTAAGTTTCTTAAGGTCTCTCCAACTAGCATTTAGTGTTGCTACATTAACACTTGCTCTATGATGATGCCAGTCGCCTAAAAAGAAACAGGTTTCAGCACCGCGGACTTTTGCCTCAGCAATAAACCAGTCAACAAAATTACTACAATCTTTTAAGTGTTGATGACTATTAGATTTTAGTCCGTAATGTATGTCCGTAAAGACAACTGCTTTTTCAAATAAATTGTCTGTCATACTTAGGCATCCGATTCTGAATTTTTTGCTTCTCTTAAAGCCTTAATTTCATTTTCGTGTGCTATCTGTCTGCCATAACTTGGTAAGTGCCCAGAGTCGATTAATATGTCGTCTCTGATGTTTTGATTTTTCTTTTCTATGTTTAACACTCTTGTAAAACTATTTGTAATTGCGGCTGTATAATAAGCAAATGGATTATCCGATTTTGCTTCATTGAATTGTAATCCAATCATTGCAAGTTGTAGTAATGCCTGTCCTCTCATTTCGTCAACATAAGTATAGCCTCTCCAATTAGATCTTTGACTATATCTATCTACTAACTTAAGGTACATCTTACCTAATTCGTTTGTAATGCTACCATGATCAACAGAAAACTTACCACTCTTAGGACCGCCTTTCCAGTGACTCCTAGCAACCTCTTCCCATGTACCGTTTATCAAGCCATAATGCTTAAATGGTGGAAAGTTTGCTTTTGCTTTTGTTTCTGCTTCGTTTCTAGGATTCTTTTTTCTGCCTGGCTCTAATGGAATATGCTCGTAAGTCATTTGCCTTACTACTACATCTTCGTCTGCAATATCCTCTAGAGCAACTAAAAAGTCTTTTTGTCTAGGCTTTTTATTAGCAGGTCCGTCGTAATTTTCAACTGCTTTTTTATAAGCAATATCTTTCATTTTTCCTGCTTTGTTTTGTTTTGCTTCGAGTATCACTGCATCAGTAATTTCATCTTCTAAATTAATAATAATGTCTGGATAATCGTATTGGGGTGATTTAACCCAACAAAAGGACATCTTACTGAGATGTATTTGTTTAAGTAAATCTTTGTTGTTCAAGTATTTAACTTTTGCGACCATTGTGTCTCCTTATAATTAACCTTTATTATACATTAAATTTTTCTAGTGTCAAGTATAATTATCCAATTCTGGCCAATAACGGCTAGTTTATTGATATCGATAAATACATAGTACATTAGGAGAAAGAATGGCAAATACAGATTTAGGAAGAAATAGTAATCTAGACATTGACTGGAGAGCACGACTACAGGTTATGCGAGCCAATAAAGATTCATTCTTTCCAGATAGCCTAGTAAAGACTGATATATTGAGTCCTCTCAAGCCTGACCGCGGCATTATGTTTCACTACCAGCCAAGTATTTTTATAGCCTTTAGTGCAACGTATGATACACAGCAATTTCAAGGCACAAATTATCCGTTACATACTTATATGATGAGTTCGCCTCCTACAATACCATTACAGGTGCAGTATTCAGTGACTACACAAGAAGAAGCACGATATTTACTAGCAATAATGCACTTTTTAAAAGTTACAACTAAAGCAAACTTTGGTGAAGCGGCAGTATCATCTAATAAATTTGGTGCACCGCCGCCTGTTTTAGAATTTAGTTATTTAGGCCCCCATGGATACGACAGAGTACCAGTTGTTATTAATGACGTCAACTTTATTATGGAAAATAATGTAGACTACATACCAGTACAACATAATATTATAAAAACTAACGGAAAATTTGTTAGTGCATTTAAAACACAAACAACTACAGATGGGACTACAGAAAATAATGCCGGAGAAGCCGCAGGAGTAACTTATGTACCAACAGACTTACAAATGACAATTACACTAATGGTGCAATACTCGCCTAGAAGACAGCGAAGATTATTTGACCTTGATCAAATGAAAAAAGGCGGAAATATAGGATTTATTTAATGGCAGTATATAACAAAAACAGTTTTTTAAAAGACGCACAAAATATGTCGTTTTATACAGGTTTAAATTACATGAATTTACCTGCAGTACCATCTACGGTAAGTGATCAAAAATTTTTAATTACTAAAAAATATGCCAGTAGGCCTGACTTACTTGCATTTGAAAAATTTGGTAGTCCTGAGTTATGGTGGATATTGGTACTAAGTAATCCAGAAATAATAAAAGATCCTATACAAGATTTCAAAGAAGGTACAATTATAAGATTAGTCACAGGTAGCCGAGCAAGACAGATAGCAGGTAATTAATATGGCAGAAATAAAATCAGAATATTTTGCTAATCCAAACCTATTCAAACACATACTGCCAGAAGAATTGCAAAGCAATATCCTATTTAATCCTACAGATGCATATTCTTCATACACTTATCGTTTAACTTTTAGTATGTTGCCATCTAATTTTTATACTGATGGTCTTGTGAATTTAGATTTAAAACAAGGTAACAGGATTATTATTGCACAAACAAGTGTTACTAAATTTCAAATAGATAATTTATCAATTAGTACTGTTGTACATCCATCGCCTCCTCCAACCATGAAAGGTCATAAAATGTACAATTACATAATGCATTTTGATTTAAAAGAACCATTTGGAATGTCATTTATTGATTTGCTGAATAGATCTCAATTTGAACTTAACAAAACTTTGGGCGAGAGTGACCCATTTCCTTTACAATCTATGCCGTACCTTTTGGAAATAGAATTGATCGGTCAGGAAGACAAATTAACAGAAAATGATAAATTATTTGGCGATATTAACAATGCTGAGCCTTTTTATCACACAGCAATACCCATAAGAATTATAAATTTTGATGTAAATCCAAGTCCAACAGGTTCTGAGTATAATATTCAAGCAGTTGCAATCGACGAAGTAGTTGCATCTGCGGATGCATCAGTACAAAGAGTCCCGGAGAATATCAAAATTGTATCAGGTGACAAAGGCACAGTTAACGAATTGTTTGAGAGTTTTACCAAACAAATGCAAAAACTACAAAAGACGCAGACTGGGGATATTGAATTAGAAAAACCAAAGCCAAGTATAGGTATTGAAAAAGGCATCTACATGTTAGATCCTCTTGGACTTCCTGGATTGAAAACTATATTTAAAGATATGCCTATTGATAAAGAATATTTTGATACAATGCAAAATTTAACACTCACTACCGAGGAAGATGGCAATGAAACTATAGGTAGAATTGAACAGGCCGCAGAAGCCGGTGACGAAAAACCACCCAATGATGGCAAAAAAGCCAAAATTAAAATAGATATCAAAAAAAATACCCCAGTTGATACTGTAATGTATGGCTTAGCCTCAATGAATCACAAATATGCAAAAACCAATCATAGGTATGATATGGATGAAGGCGAAGCACAATTAGATACTGAAAAACTCAATAAAGATAAAACACAATATATTACACCAGCGATTCGTAGAGAATACACGTGGCAAAAATTTGATGACAAATACTTGTATACATCGACTGGAAAACCAGCAATGGAATATACTTATGTACTTACCGGCAAACTAGATTCATCATCTGTGATAGATGCAAAAGAATTAGACATAGAAACCAGTACAACAAAAGGTGACAAGAAGAAAAAGGTTAAATTAGTAAAAGCCGCAAAAGACAGGAATATTAATAAACTTTATGCTTATACATATTCTGGCATTAATGATCAGATTTTTGATGTTGATTTAAAAATAGAAAATGGTATAAGATATTTAGTACCAGTTGCAGGTGGACGACAAACTAATTACACACAGTCGCCAGCCGCACAAATAAGTTCAGCAGGCACTGATAAACTTAACGATTTCAATAGTAAAGTGAGGCCTACTACAAAAGATCAAATTCTTGAGAAGTTTGAACAACTTGCCACAGATGCAAAAAATTTACTTACAACACTAGCAAAGTTGCCTATAACACTCACAGAAGATTTAGCCGCAGTAGCCTCTGGACTGAGTCCAGTTGGTATTACAAAACCAAATTCCAAAAATATTAGAAAACTCAATTTAAAGTTACCCAGTTCTCCGGTTGCAATATTACAAAAAACCAAAACCATAAAAGACTTGACCTCAGATTTAGATACAATCACAAACAGAATATCAACTTTGCAGTCTGATGTGGAAGACATTATATCAAATGAAATTAGCGAACAGATAGCAAAAATTACAGCAAATGCTTTTACTCCTTTTGCAGTAATAGATAGTGCATTTAATGAAATAAGCGAAGGAGTCAGTGGCTTTATTAATGAAATTGAAAGTGCAGTAGGCGATCTTGGACTAGACCAATATGGCATTGACACAGGCTCATTGTTAGATGACGCCAAAGAAAAAATGAGCGAATTTACCAAAGAACTTAATTCCATTACAGTTCCTGCAGGATTCTCCACTGGAGTAGGCCCTGGTACTGTTCAGAACTCTGTGGTAGAAAATTTTAATTCTATATATATGGAAGAATTTGAATTTGATCAAGCAGGATATGGTTCTCAAAACACCCATGGTGAGAATTTACCTTTTGGTGAATATGATCCAAAAATAAAAACACTAGTAGGTCCAAACTCTAAATTTGCAAATAAAAGTATTTTTACAACGGCTTTGTCAAATAGCCAATTGGGTGCACCATACTTAGTACAAATGGAATTAACTATCAAAGGAGATCCTTATTGGCTTGGCAAAGAAGCACCAAAAGTAAACAATGTATTTATTCACAAGCCAGGCAATGAATATTTAGGTTCACTGCAAACAGATATAGGTAAAGTACGCGAACAGTCTATAAAAGAAAATATTGCACCATACGGAATAGGCGAAGTAGGCTTTTTCTTTACATATTTGTTTCCAAGAGAATACGATACATGGCATGATGATCCAAGCAGGCATACTGGAGAAATAAATGATCTATCCATGGACAACTCTTTCTCAGGAACGTTTTTCCCTTACAAAGTACTTCATAACTTTAATGGTGGACAGTTTAGACAAACTCTACAATGTTATAGAACAATTTATAAAGGACAATTTCCAAAAAGTGCCGAAGAAATAGAGGCAGAGGAACACTTAGAGGAGCAAATATCAGCATCTTTAGATGCGTCTAAATTACAGTTTGATGAAAACGGCAAATTGGTTCTTGACTCAGGTGATCCGTTAGAGAATGCAATAAACAATTTAACTTTTACTGAATCTGACTTAGCGACAGCCGGATATGTAAATCCCCTATCAATAGATAGACTTAATAATAGTGACGGTGGTTAAATAGTAATATGATACCAAACCGCATAAAAGAAAAAATCACATCCAATGCAAGTAAAGGTTTGTCGCTGTATTTTGGCACAGTAATTAGTGCAGACGATCCTTCTAGAAATGGAATACTCTTAGTGCATATACCAGAATTAACAGGCACAAACAAAAGTACTAGTGCCTTATTTGATTGTATATGGACATCACCATTTGCTGGTGCAACTCCTGAGAGAGGCACAGGCGATAAAAATGCACCTGACGTTGCACAAACCAGTTATGGAATGTGGATGAGACCACCTGATAATGGTAATCAAGTTGTAGTAGGTTTTTATGAATACGAAGGCCAACTCTCCGGAATAATCTTAGGGTGCTTATTTCAAACAAATAGAAATTTTATGGTACCAGGTATTCCAGCAGGAAAATCCATAGGTGGAGTGACACCTGTTAATGAAGCAAACATGTCTGCAAATATCAAGGATCATAATGTAGAATACAGCGGTACTGTTAAAAGTGTCAAAGTAAAAGCAGATGACAGATCAATGCACGAATTAGAAAGTGTTATTTTTTCACAAGGACTGATAGATGATTTTATAAGAGGGCAAAGTACTAGTGGTGCTAGGCGGGAAGGCGCAAGTGAAGTATATGGTATATTAACACCAGGTCCCAAGAATCCTAAAGATCCAGGACTAAGACATGCTGGACATCAATTTGTAATGGATGATAGTAACGATAATCCATTTATAAGAATACGAACCGGTGGCGGAAATCAAATAGTACTCAATGACGCAGAAAATTTAATATACATATCTAATAAGTCAGGTACAGGGCATATAGAAATAGATGCCGATGGTAACATAGACATTTACGGCACAGGCAGTTACAATGTAAGAACATCAGGTGATATGAACCTCAGAGCGGACAAGGATGTAAATATAGAAGCAGGACAAAATGTTAATATCAAAGCCGCTAACAACTATCCACATCCAAACGACCCTAACGAAACACAAAAAGGTATTGTAGATGTAGAAGAATTAGCATACTTAAATCCAGTATATCAGAGTGTATTAAATAACGGTAGTGTGAACATCGAAGGTGTGAAAGATATTAATATGTATTCTAATGCTATAAGTATAGAAGCAAGACCTAGACTATTTACAACCGCTGGTACCACAATGCCAGGTAGTTTACAATTATTTGGTGATAACAAAGTACATATGGCAGGCACACAAATAGAAATAGCCGCACCAGCCTCTGCAAATAATCCGCCCTCTGAACCTACATTACAAATCAAGTCAATGGGAGATGTAGATATATTTTCAACAACTCATACACATATAATGGGTCTAACAAAAACATACATCAATGCTGGCGACACAGTTGATATTCAAACAACAACATTGCCGACTTTGCCACCTTTGCCTGTTGCACCTAACATGAGTGGCATAAAAACAACCGAAACAACAAACACATTACTATCGTTTGAATTAGCAGGTATACTATCAGGTGGTTATCCTAAAAGAGCAGAACAAGGCAAAAGTCCATTAACGCCATTGCTTTTATTTGATAAAAAAGTTAATACTATTATTACAAGATGGCCTGGTATAGAACCAAGTCCTTCAAGGACAAACAAATAATGGCATACATAGATGATCTAAATATAGGGCAGTTGGATCCATCGGATAATGTACCGTTAAGTTATTGTAACCCAGGTGGTTTTTATATAGGATCACATTTTGAAGGCACAGATTATCTTACTGGAGTATATTCTAAAACAAATACAGTAGTACCTAAATTTATTCTGCCTAATTTAGTAGATACGACTCAAATTTTAATACATGCAAATGATTTTATAATTGGTAATTTTAATACATATCTTGTGCCAACTGAAATACAAAACGAAACATACATTGGTATATCTCATAAAATGAGTTCTCTAGAAATATCAAACAAAATGATAGCATTCAATGATTATAGTAAACTGGATTTAGATCATCCTGATGTAAGAAAAATTATTAGAAATAATCATGCTTACTTACAAGGAGCAACTATTATTAAAAATGGTAGAGTTGATTATGAATTAGCAGTAAAATCAATTGCTGTATATGACCAAATAAATAATTTTTATGTTTATAGTCTAGTAAATGGTGCAAAACCAGAATTTATCGATAGGCTGTATAAACTTGATTTGACCCGTGCTTTTAGTGTGGTAGTAGACAGAGTCAAAGTACCGCTTAATACAAATCAAACAGTTGCATTAATATCTCTAGCATTTGATATAGGTATGAAAAAATTTACAACTAGCAAATTAATAAAAGCACTCAATAGTGAAAATTATAATTGTGCTACATACTTTATGGAGTTTACTGAAATACCTATTAAAAGAGGTAATGGAATCAGCACATTATTATACAATAGACGTGTAGCCGAAGCCAACCTATTTAGTCGAATTTAATTCTCTTTGTAAATCAGAAATTTTAACAAATGCTCTATACTTTGCATCTGACTCTTCAGCAACAGACACTTTAAGCATTTTTATTTCTTCTCTAAGTGCATTACACTCGTTGTTTTTTTCAACGAGCATAATTCTTAAATCTTCTTCTAAGGTATTGTTTGTGAATTTTTTTGTTAAGTGGTCGGTCATTATTTTACAGTGATAACTCTTTTCATGTCATCCAGTTCAGGAATTACATCTACATTTCTTGCAATGTAATCTCTTATAAAAACTAAGGCATATCTTTTAGTTTTAGAATTATAAAATCCCAAACTATCAAACTTGCCTCTCCTATCTCTTTGTATCATAGAGTGAATTACAGTCTTACCACTTGCCGAATTAATGTGACTGGCCTTTTCCTCTAGATCTTTAAAAGTAGATACAATATTCTTAATAATTTTATCAGTTTTCATTTTAGTCCTATGTTGTTAAATGATACACTTGTATTTACTACTAATTCAATTCAAACAAATCAAAATATGATATTTTTTACCAGTTATAATGTAATGTCAAGTAAATTTCTCTACCTTGTGTATTATAAAAAGGAACAACCTCTACAATTTCATCTGTTATGTTTTCTGCTTTAAAAGAAAGTGTTAAGCCATTTGTAAACACTTTGGTTACATATAAGTTTAACTTATTTAGATCTTCCAAATACTCCTGCCCTTCTTCTAATACATCATAGGGACCAGGTGCTCTATCTAAATTAAATGCGTACTTTAATCTAAAGTTTACATCAAAAAAGTCTTCGCTGTATTGTAATACACCAGCAAATTTAGGTACTCTAGTTTGGTCTGTATCAGTATATTTTAACATTATAAAAACAGGACCAAAGTTATTTGCATATCTAACACCTGCTGTGGTGTACTCTCCTGTGTTAGAATATGTAGCCATAGTGTAAACTGGATTATTATCTTCTACAATTTCATATGCACAACCTAATGGCATTCCATCTGATGCTGTATAATTAGGATCTAAAACACAACCACCATATGTACCATCTGTATTAACAGATGCTTCAGCATCTAATTCCAATGATGTTGTAATATTGTCTGTATAATATCCTGGAACATACTCTATTGATTCTTCAAAATCATACATAAACACACTTAGCACACCATATCCTAATTCAATGCCTACACCTTTTTCAGGTTCTAGTTCTTCATTACCTTGTACATATCCATCGCCAAACTTTTCATATAGATTAGGCTTTCTAAAACTGTTTCCTATATTAAAGAACCAGTCGCCTTTTTCAATACCCAGTCTAAGAGCATTCTGATCATCGTTGCCCAGTCTAATACCAAAGTTATAATTTAGTATAAAGTTAGCATTGGCTTGAAAGTATATACCTCCATTTTCGTCTGAATACTTTTCATCTATTTGTGTTAGAGTATATACACCGTTACCTTGTATAACTTCATATGCATTATCAAGATCAGGTTCTATTGTACCGTTCCACAAAGGTAATAATGTACCATCATTATATGTTAAATTTTCATCTGTAAAGGAACCTGGTCTTGTATCACTTACTAAAACTGTTTCAGATCCTTCCACATTTTGCCAACTGCTTGTATTGTAATACTGTTTTTCTACATCTATACCAAATGCAACATTTAAACTTTGACTGAGTTCTACTTGATTGCCTATTCTAAAATAATCTCTATAACCCTCATTTAAATATGTAGGATCTTCTACTGTGAAATACTCAGCAGTATTATAGTTTCTACCTATTGTAATATAATCATTTCTAATAGCAATATTATATCTTTGGCCGTCTTGTAAACAGTCATTGCTTTGACCCCAATTATAATCATAACAGTTGTCATAGTCGTATTCGTATTCAGTAAACTTACCTACAATAGTAAAGTCTCCTGCATCTACATTAAACCTAGCAGTTTTGTTTTCGTAATTATCTTCCTCTTCATTGTCATTACGAACACTATCCATGCCATCTTTAACCGTACTAAACTCTAACTGATCTATTGGAGCAACTCTGACATAGTTTATACCATCTTCTACTCTAAGTGTAATACCTCTTTCTATTGTATCCTGTATAAGTACTGATCCTGCCATACTGCCTGAGCCATATATAACACCATTTGCACCAGTAATTACTTTTACTGTTTGTCCACTTGCAAAGTCATGTCCAAAGTCATACCAACTTGCCCCTGGATCATTTGCCGGGATACCATTCACATAAACTGAAGTGTGAGATGTTTGAGCACCTCTTTCATTGAAACCTACAAAGCCTCCATAGCCACCTGGATTCCAAGTAAAGGCTGGCATAATAGCACTTATTAAACTACCGCTAGTTATTGGGTCTGCTTTGACCACTTTTTCTTGTTGAGCAGTTACAACAATTTCTTCTATCTCGTCTGCTTTAGCCTCTACTGCCCATAATAGAAAAAACATCACAACTGCGGCAATGTAAAGTGGACTAAAGTTTATGTGAAAGTTTTTATCAAATTCGTTCATTTTTATTTTATTAAATCCTTTAATGTGGACTCGAACATCTCGACACCTAATGCTTTATTCGCCTGCCATTCGGATGTCTGATCTCCTTGTCCGATTATATCGCTTATAAACTTTAAACATTTAAAGTCTACGCCAAAATGCATACACACTTTAGCGATTGCATAAGCCTCCATGTCAACTACATTGCAATAACCATCAGGTTTAGTTGTAGCAAACTTATCTTGAGTATAACATGTAAATCCTTTGTGGTCAACCACAATTTCTTGGGTATTTGTTTCAAATGGTGTTTGATATTTGTCAAAGCCAAATTCTCTACAATCCATATCTGCTTGTACAAATTTTCCAATGTGCAACATGCCTTTCATATTAGGGTCTACTCCTCCAGCAGTACCATAATTGATAACCAGTTCTGTATCTGGATTATTTGTCAAATACTCAGTGAGTTTAAGTGTGGCGTTAATCTTACCAACACCTGTAATAATTGTGTTATAGTTGCCTTGCAATCCTTCGAGTTCGTCTGCCAGTGCAACTGCTAAAACATATTTCATAATTTCCTCTAGTAATAGTTGTACTTGTAATTATTTAATTGATATAAGAAAAGAGATAAATAACTGGCAGGAGATATTAAATGAGAATTGATGAAGTAATAAACGAAGTTGAATTCGGTGCAGTTGACCGAATGAAGCAAGGTGCAAAAAATGTTGTCAGTAAAATTGGAAGTAAATTAGGCAGTAATCGTGCAAAAATTTCCAACATTCGCGGTGACGTTAAAGCAAAAGGCATGAAAGCCGCAAATGTTATTGCTACAAAATATCAGAAATGGTTGGTACAAAATCATCCGGATCAACCACCTGAGACACTCAATATTGAACAATTCAAACAATGGATGGCAACATCTCCTAGACTGAAGAACCAAACTAGCACATTTGATTTTTTAAAAGCCAATCCGCCATTGCAAAATCTTGCAAAGCAATCATCCTCAGATGCTCCAGTGCAATTTGATGGCGAAAACAAAAGTGCGATATTTTTAAACTTGGCTTATGCTGATGCACAGACACAGCCTTCCTCTAACGATAATACAAATATACCAAATGTGAAAGGTGATAATTTAGACTCTAATCAGCAACAGGAAGTTAATAAGTGGGTGCAAAATGCTCCAGATGATGTTTTAGCCGCAGTGATACAAGCCGGAACGGCAAAACTTCAAAAGTAGATTTTTTAGTAAAACAGTAAAAGGCCCAAAAACCCCCATCATTAAAGCATCCGTTAATATTACTGATAAATACTTGTATGGCAACATTTATTGGATTCAGTACAGATAACAAGAAAAAACCACCTTACACACTTACGGATTTAGATTTAGTTAAACAAGATTTATTAAATCATTTTCAGACTCGTAAAGGGGAAAGAGTTATGAGACCAGAATATGGTAGTATTATACACGATGTTCTAATGGAGCCGTTTGATAATCTAACAATGCAAGATGTACAAGAAGAATGCAACACTATAGTTGGTAATGACCCAAGAGTAGAATTACTTGATGTAAAAATTACAAATACAGATCATTTTTTACAAGTAGAACTTTATTTAGAATATAATGTAGATCAAAGTCAAGATGTATTAGAGGTTAGGTTAGAAAGAGAATTTAATGGAGATACATAATGTCAATTAGCAATAGAAATCAAAATCTATTTGCCGCAGAGGACTGGGAATTAGCCTATCAGGCATTCACCCAAGTAAGTTTCAAGGCATATGATTTTAGTACAATGCGTACATCTATGCTTAATTACATAAGAGAAAATTATCCAGAATCTTTCAATGACTACATTGAGAGTTCTGAATTTATTGCTATTATAGAATTATTAGCATATCTTTCGCAAAGTTTATCATTCAGAGCAGATTTAAATACCAGGGAAAACTTCCTTGCTACCGCAGAAAGTAGAGACAGTATTTTACGTTTAGCAGATATGCTAGGTTATGCTCCTAAAAGAAATATACCAGCAAGTGGATTAGTAAAAATTGATAGTATAGAAACAGACGAACCTTTACTAGACGCTTCGGGCGAAAGTTTACAAGATATCAGAATAGACTGGAATGATCCAACAAATGCAAATAGTTTTGATCAATTTATTACAGTTTTAAATAGTGCATTTTCTGTAACAAACCCTTTTACAAAACCTATTGTTGAAGGAACAGTAGGCGGTATTGCTACACAGATATATGGGTTCAATAATGAAATAGGCTCAACCCCTATATTCCCAACCAGTGCAACTGTAAATGGTGTTAGTGTACCTTTTGAATTTGTTAGTACACATATAGAAAACGGTGTTTTCAAAGAAGCACAACCAGACATTTATAGTCAAATGAGAATTTGTTATCGAAATGATAAAAGAGGTTTAGAAAGTCCTTATACAGGATTTTTTATGATGTTTAAGCAGGGTGTATTAAGTTTTGAAGATTATATTTTTGAAAGGGCATTGCCTAACAGAACAGTAGATATACCGGTTGCTAACATAAACGAAACAGATGTATTTGTGCATCAAATGGATAATAATGCTGTTAACCAACTTACTTGGCAAAAAGTCAGCAATCTTCAAGGACAGACTTTATTATATAATGCAACTAGTCTAGAATCCAGAAACTTATATGCAATTGACAACTTATTTGACGACGGTGTGAGAATAAGATTCTCAGACGGTAATTTTGCAAACATACCTTCTGGAATTTTTAGAATTTATTACAGAACCAGCATTGGCGAAAACTTATCTATTAGACCAGCAGATTTTCAAAACAAAGAATTAGTATTACCTTATTATAACAGAAAAGGTGAATTACACAGACTCACTCTAAGGATGTCATTAAAAGGCACAGTTTCAAATGGTTCAGCCGCAGAAACTTTACAAAGCATTAAACGAAGAGCACCACAAACATATTATACACAAAATAGAATGGTCAGTGCTCAAGACTATAATGTATTTCCACTGAGTCAAAGTGTAAACATATTAAAACTTAAATCTACAAATAGAACCCATGCAGGTCATAGTAGATATATTGATATCGAAGACCCAACAGGAAGATTTAGTAGTGTCACATCATTTGCAGACGATGGGGCATTATACAAAGACATAGAAAATAAAGACACTTATTTGACATTTGGTACAAGTAGAACAGCAATGCAAATTTTAAAAGAGGATGTTGCTAATATTACTAAAGATGTAAATTTACAAAACTTTGTATACGATGATTATAGGAAATTACATAAAGGCTTAGATGCATTAGCATTTGACTTGACATCAAACAATAAAGATATCACATGGGTTACCCAGCCTAGTAAAAATAAAAATAACACAGGTTATTTTACTAGATTAGATGGCGGCATAAGAACTACATTAAACAATAGTGTAAACGAAAATAGAATTATACAAGCCGGCTCTTATATAAAATTTAAAAATCCAAACGATCCAACACAAGAAGAATTAGCAACTATTACAAGTATTACAAATAATGGCGTTCCGACAAATTTACTAAGTGTCACAGAAGGCGTCGTAAAATTAAACAAAGAAATTCCAAATGCATGGAGAGCCACAGAAATTATACCTACATTAAATTCTAATAGTCTAGAAACAGATATAGGCAACGCATTTGATACAAGAATAAAGGCTAAAGAGGATTTTGGTATAGGATATAATTTTAGACCAGGTGGAAGTAATATTACACACTGGTATGTTATAGACAATAGTAATTTACAGAAAAATGCAGACTTTAATCCGGATCTTACCAGCGGTGCTAGTTGGTTAATGAAATTTGAATACAATAGTACTAACAGTACAACAAATATTTCAAATTACACAGTAACTACAAGAGGTACCAGAATTATATTTGAAAGTCTCAAAGATATAAAATTTTATTTTTCCAGTGATGAAAAAACATTTGACAGTAAAACAGGAAGGGTATTAAAGGATACTATCGCATTAACCACAGCAAACTTCAAACCAGAACTGGTAGAAACATATAACTGGGTTGATACAAATTTAGATGATATAGGTGATAGTTGGCAATTAGAATCTACAAATGCAACATATACTCCAAATGTAGGAAACAGTCCAGAAATAATTTTAAGAAGCAGAGACACAAAAGCAAAAGATTTAGAAATAAGATTTATTAGTAATTTTGGTTTACTGGTCAACGGTGAAGCATCAGTGTCGCCCACAGCAGATTATAGCCAAGGTGATTTTGCACCAGCAGTATCTACAACAATAGCAGTAGATCCAATATCAGCAACAACTGGTAAAGCAGTGGTAAAATTAAATAGTGCAAAATTATCAGCATTGCCGAGTGGTATTACTATACCATTAAGTAAATTTGGTACATCTATTATTGGTGGAGCAAACGGTAATATTGCTTATGTTAATTACGACACAGGTTCAAGTAGTTATAAAACTTATACAGGTAATGCAACCACAACTACATTTGAGGTAGGAGATTCCGCATCAGAAGGATTTATTGATTTGACGTCAAACACAAGTTTAAAAATTTCAGACTTTGACAGTTTAAGTAGCAGATGGAACGGATTTAAACATGCAGATAAATTGCAGGTAGTTTATAAAAACGTCAAAGAGTCATTAGACAAACCACTGCAATTTGAAATTGTGGATTCATACAGATATGGTGACGGCTTTGCCGATCCGGCAAAAGTTGTTGTTAAACCTGTCGACAGCGACTATGATGGTTTTCCAGATGATCCAGACTTATTTGACAAGTTTGTAGGTAGTACAGACTTTGTTTTCTTTGAGCAATACACTGACTTAGATGGCTATACATACGAAAGACCAGCAAAATTCAAAATATTAAATTTTGCAACTGAAACAGAAATATCAGTTGATTATGTATTAGACACAGTTGCTCCAGGTAGTGACCCAGATAACAAAACACCATTTACAGATTTTGATTTGATTATTGTAAAAGATTTAAGTGTAGCAGAAAAATATCTAAAAAATAATTTAGGTAAACTTAATCACAAATTAGTTTTTCCAAGATCGCTTTTACCTAAAGTATATGAATTAATCAATGACTTAACAACACCTAAAATGATTGTACTAACAGAAAACAACCAGTACAATGTAAAAGTAGGTAGAAGTTTTGAGCAAAACACATTACAGGCAAATCCAAGAAAATGTTCATTTGAATGGCAACACATTGCTCCAAGTGATGTTAGAATAGATCCTAGTATCAGCAATGTTGTTGAAATGTTTATGCTTACTAAATCGTATTATCAAGCAATGCTAAGTTATAAAAATGGCGGTACTAGTATATTGCCTAGTGCACCAACTTCAGAACAACTTGCACAAGATTTTGCAGGCTTAGATGAATTTAAGAGTGTTAGTGATCAATTAGTTTACAGCAGTGGTAAATTTAAATTATTATTTGGCAATGACGCAGAACCAGAATTACAAGCAAAAATTAAAGTTGTAAAACTACCAGGAAGTACAACTACAGATGCAGAAGTTAGAAGTGCGGTGTTAGAATTAATTGACACTTATTTTAATGTAGAAAACTGGGACTTTGGTGAAACATTTTATTTCTCAGAATTAAGTGCGTACATTCATCAGGAACTAGGTAAAGCAATAGCATCAGTAGTAATTGTGCCTAGTAAGTCCGAATCTATATTTGGAGATTTATATCAAGTTAGAGCGGCATCAGATGAATTATTCTTTTCTACAGCAACAGTGGATAATGTAGAAGTAGTTAAAAGTCTATCTTCAGCAAATTTAAAACAATTGAAAGGCAACGTAATTAATAAATCATCTACAACAAACAGTAGCAGTAGCAGTAGCAGTAGCAGTAGCAGTGGTTCAAGTGGAAGTGGATACTAATGACAAACAAATTTTTTGATCTATTACCTATACAGCACCAAACTAGTGTTAATAAAAATTTCTTTGAAAGCACAGTTGAGCAATTATTTTCAAAAGCAAATATAGAAAATATACAAGGCTTTATAGGGACACCAAGAGAAATAGGTAGTAGCAATACATCCTTTGTAGAGCAACCAGCACCTAATAGAGAATACTACAGTTTTGATCCTGTAGTGACTACTATAAATCCAGATTCGGGTAAACCTGTAAATTATGTTTTCTATGAGGACTTTTTGTATGACATAAGAAGCAAAGGTGGCTTAATCGATAACCACGACAGATTATTTAAAACAAATCAATATGCATTTGCACCGCCTATAAACATAGACAAATTAATTAACTATCAAGATTACTATTGGTACCCAACAGGTCCAGAAGTTACTGAAATTAATGGTAATGCAAACGTACAAATTAACATAGATAACATACAAGGTCTAAAGTCATATACATCGCCAGCAGGTCAAGAACTTAGAAATGACATGGTAGTAAAATTCACAGGCGACCATATTTCAAATACCAGTGTGCTAACTAAAGATACTGCTTATATTGTTACAGGCGTAGGAAAAGGAATACAATTTATTTTGCCAGGCGATTCCACATCTGCTTATGCAGAATTTAGTGATTTTCCTTTAGAACAATCAATTTCAATAACATATACTCAGGCAAATTCCAGTTCGTATTATAATTTAGAAACAACTTTACCAGAAGATTTTGTTGTTACACCAGGTGGTGATTTCAAAGAGTACTATAGAAACTTAGCAGATAGTGAGGCATCAGGAGCCGCAAGTGCATCAGTGCATAATAATACTAGACTGTACATTGGTAATCTTGCACTCAAAGTAGGCGATGCAGTAGCGGCCAATGTATATTATTTAGGTAACAATGCCCAGAGAACAGGAAACGTTGTTTACTTAGATGTCGAATCATTAGGCAACTATTTATTGCCTGATAGTGTGCAAGGGACTAGAAATTTTGCATTAGACGATTATCATCAAACATATATACAACCGCAACTACAATGGAACATTGATACAGTTTACGGTTGGGGCGCAACACCATGGGGATCAGAATCAACACAAAATCAACCTGATTACATGGTTATGGAAAAAGGTGCTAAAAATAAGAATCCATGGAGTAGATTAAATTACTGGTGGCATGTAAACGAGTTACGGCAACCACTTAAAGATAATGTAACGGGATTTGCTTTACCAGAATCGGCTCAAAGAGCAACACGACCTATTTTAGAATTTGATAGAGATATAGAATTATATAATTGGGGCAACTCATTTATATCTAAAGTGGACATAATAGCAGATAAGAAAAAAGAAGATCTAGAAGGATTGGCATTAGGATTCCCAATTAATAGTGCATCGGGTACTGCAAATGCCAGTATTATTTTTCCACAAGACGATACAGCAATAGCAGAAAAAATTTATAGAATACAAGACAACAGCGGTACAATTCAATTTGTTGAAGATACATCTTTAAGTAATTTAGTTGTTACTAATGGACAGGTGTATAGCATCACAGGAACTAATATAGGTTTAGATTACTATTGGACAGGCACATCATGGAAACAAGCACAACAAAAAATTCAAATTAATCAAGAGCCGTTATTTAATTTATATGACTCTGCAGGTACAAAAGTAGATGACCCTGCAAAATATCCGCACAGTGATTTCAAAGGCTGTCCTGTATTTACATACAACACTGATAAAACAAGTACTAAACAAACATCATATGATGCAGTTTTAGGTGCTAATGTTGTTTACCAAACAAGCAAATTCAACAGTGAGCCAACATTTTTTAATCATCTGGGTAATCATACAGTAAATTACAAAGCAAATTTATTAGCAAATACATCTACAATACCTGGATATTTGTTTTACAAAGATTTACAACAAGATTATAAAGGCAATGACAACACAAGATTTAAGAACAATTGGCATCCAATAAGTTATCCACATCAATACAGAGACTTTAGTAATGTAGAAACATATTTTACAAACGAAGTTGTAAAATACGAAGGGCAATATTTTATAGCAAATGCAAATATTTCTGCAGGTAGTTTTAATATTAGTAATTTTAAATATTATGAAGACGATAATTCCTTATATTCAAAACAGTATGTAGAAGATGTCATTATAATTGACAAAGTTAATTCAGCAGATAAATTTTTTACAACAAGTGCATCACCTCACAATAATGATATAATTGTTAAATTAAACGATACTGCTCTCACTATAAACAAAGACTTCGCAATTAGAAATAGCAGTACAGGTATTGTAATAAATCCTACACTTAATGACGTGTCATTAAATAACACAGGTTTAGGGTATGAAGTTGGTGATATACTTACTTTAAGTATAGCAGGAAGCAATAGTAATATTGCAATTACTGTTACCGATGCAGAATCATATGACGGAAACATCAGTAACGGCGGCGGACAGATTAAAACTATTTCAGTTTCAAACTATGGCCTTTACAGCGAATTGGTTGGCCACCCTGGAAATATTACATCAATTGTTACTACAGCATCTAATAACGGACACGGAGTCGATGCAACATTTAACTTTACATTTAATCAAACAGTAACTTTAAAAAATACAGATGTATTAAATGTTAAGACATTTACAAAAGAAGGAAGAAAAACAACAATTGATTCATACGGATTCTTTGAGATTCCAAGTGCATTAAAATATAATCCGTTGAACACTGAAATCACAGAAACCAGATTGAGCGATCTTATTGGTCATGGAAATAAATTGTTACTAGGGCAAGAAGGTTTTAGCGGTAAAGTCACTGGCAATAACAATTTCAAAGATACAAGTAAAACATTTAATGTAAATGATATTAACATTGGCCAAATAGATTCTGATTTACTGCACTCCATGTATTTAAGTAAGAACGAAGACAGGAATTTAATTAATGCATTGAGATTTGGCAATGATCAATACAATAACTTTAAAAAGAAATTTATATCAAATTTAGAACTTTATATCAATAACAATGACTATTTAAGTCAAACAAATTTAGAAATACTAGACACGGTACTAAAAACTATAAAATCTAGCAAAGTCACTGAAGGTGGGTTTGACTTGTCTTATATGGTTCCAATTGGTACAGATTACAGCAATGAAGAAATTGTAATTAGCAATGTGAGTTTACAGGAATACACATTTAGTAACACAGTCAATATTGCATTAGATAAAAACTTATACATATTACAACATAATAATACAGTTTTATGTGCAGACAAAGATTTTACTGTGGATTCATACTTACCGTTTGATATTACATTGAACAATAGTATTACATTAGCAGAAAATGACACTCTAAATTTACGAATATATGAAGACAGCGAATCTGCAGATGTTCCAGCAAGTTTATCTAAACTAGGTATGTTCAGGGCATTCCAGCCTCAGTTTATGACCGATACATCATATCAGGTCAACAAAGATGTAATTTTGTGTCATGATGGTAGTTATGTGATTAAACAAAACGACAAAATTGATGATATTATATTAACATTTGAACAAATTATTTACAGTAATATAGAAGAAGAATACAGGAACTGTGAATACATAGAACTAAATGAGTATGAAATTAAACCAAGTTTCTTCTGTGAAACCGATTACAGCCTAGTTGAATACAACAAATTATTAACCACAAATTTTAACAAATGGAATAGACAAAGCAAAGTAGATTATAGAACAAATACTGTATTCGATAGCACAAATGAATTTACATGGAATTATGCAAGTGGACCCACAGAACCAGGATACTGGAGAGGCATGTATGATTACTACTATGATACACAAACACCTACAGTTACTCCGTGGGAAATGTTTGGCTACTGTAAAAAGCCATCATGGTGGGACACTGAATATCCAACAGCAATTACAAGTTCATATACAGCATTTTGGAATAATGTTAGAGATGGATACATACCAGCAGGAAGTAGAAAAGGATACTGGAAACGTTGGGCAAGACCAACTATTTATAGTTACTTGCCAGTTGATTCCTCTGGTAACTTAAGATCACCCAAAGAAATAGTTTACACATCGCTCACAGGAGATTCTTTAAACATAGACAATCTATGGGCCTTCGGTGATATTGCACCAGTAGAATATGCTTGGAGAAAAAGCAGTCACTATCCGTTTGCAATATTAGAAATGCTTTACTTGTCTAGACCAGGTGAGTTTGCTAAATTATTTTATGATAAAAGAAATTTACAAAGATTAAGTGTTCAGCCTGAGCAACTAGTTGACAAAACTACAGGTAAACGTAAATTAAGACAAAATTTTGAACCACATGGTTATAAGTCTACAGACAATATTATAACATTGAGACCAGGATACACGACATTATTATATCAATATTTGTCATTTTACTCATTGAATATAAATGTTGAAATAGGAAATCCTGTTAAAACTTTGGACACACGACTAGGGCATAAATTTGCAGGATTTGTAAACAGTAAACAACTTAACGTCTTTAGTGAAAGCATCAGTACAGATGGGTTAAGTGCAAGTCAAGTACTGCCTAAAGAAGATGTAACAGTAAACTTACATACAAGTCCTTTTAACAGTAGAAACTTTTACACAGGTGTAAAAATTACAAAACAAGCAGAAGGATATAGTGTTTCAGGTTTTGATACAGTATCGCAATATTTTGATATTATACCTAGTGATGTTGCAGGGCCATTTGAAGGCGTACAAGAAGGCGGGACTCCAGCAGACTTTAGTGTATTCGAAACACTAACATCTTATCTCAAAGACGAAATTATTAAATTAGGTAGTGTTTATTACATAGCCAAACAGAATATATCACCAGGTGCATTTGATTCTAATATGTGGACACCGTTAAAATCATTGCCCACAATTGGCGGAGCATCCGGTACTGTCTATCAATTAGGCACAGGTGTTACAGAAAAAGTTTATTACGATACAGTATTTCAAAATGCAGGAAAAGTTTTTGATTTCTTAATAAGTTTAAGCAGAAAACAAAAAGAGATTGGCTTTGACTTTGGCGAGTTTGATAGCAGTATTAATAGCATGAATGACTGGATACTTGCAGGAAAACGATTCCTATTTTGGTCAACAGAAAATCATGAAATCGGTGATAGTATTAAACTAAGTCCGTTAGCAGAGACATTAAAATTTGTTAGTACAACTGGTAAAATATCAAAAATTAACAGGCAAATTAATGAACAATATTCTATAGTAGACGAAAACAACAAAGCAATTATACCTGAAGACTGTTCAATTGTTAGAGAAGATAATACAATTACTGTTTCTCCAATTGGCAATAGAATATATGGTATGCTGTTACATACAGAATTAGTTGAACATGCTTTTGTTATAAACAACAAAACAGTTTTCAATGATATAATTAACGACAATGTTCTTGGAATAAGACAAGACAGGCTAGAAATTAATACTCAACGAAGTAGAAATTGGGATGGTAGATATCAAGCAGAAGGTTTAGTGATTGTTGGCGATGCAGTATTGCCAAACTTTGATACACTAATAGACAGCATACGATTGTACCACGACAAAGATACTACACAATTAGATCCATTAAAATCGCAACTAGCAAAAGGATTACTAGGATATCAAACTACCAATGAGTATGCTGATATCAAAATAGATGACACCATTGGGTTCCAGTACTATAAAGGATTAATAAATCAAAAAGGTACTGCTAATTCACTTACAAGTTTGATTAGATCTAATGTTGTGAATACAAATAAAAACATTGAGATTTTTGAAGAATGGGCAATTAAACGTGGCGAATTTGGTGATGTTTATAATCATCAAAGTATGGATATAAAATTAGAACAAGATAAGTTTACTAGAGATAATCAACAAATAGAAATAATTTATCCTGAAAATGTCACAGGTGCAGTATCAAATATTTTTGTGTTTGAAAGAAATACAACATATTACAATGTACCTACCATAGAAATTGATCCACCAGCAAGTGGAAATGCCGCACAGGCAACAGCAAAACTTTTTGCTAATGCTCAATTAGAAAGTGTTACAATTACAAACGGCGGCGACGGATATGCAAGTAAGCCAAATGTTGCAGTTATTACAGGTAATATTGTTATTTCTCAATTTAGTGATGTATTAGCATTTGGATTAGCAGGCAGTAATGCTTCGGTAGATTTACCACTAACTGGTGCAAATGCAGTAACAAATGTAAACATATATGATCATACAACTGAAAGTAATTTAGATATTTACTTAGGCAATGAAAGAAGTATTGATAGTGTTGTTGAATTACTTAACAACAAATTTACCAATGCCAATATTGCAAATATTGTTGCATACGGAGACATTGATACTGAAACAGAAAAACACCTTGTGACCCAAGTCACTAAGGCTGGTTCTAATACTAGGATATCAACAGATAGAGCAACAATTACTTCTAACACATCAATAGAAATTAACACACCAGTTGGCAGTAATGCCTTTGTTATTACAAACGGTGCGTCAACTTTGACATTAAGTAATGTTGATTCAATAACAAATACTAACCCTGCTACAGTTACATTAACAACTAAAACAGGATTTACGCCATTGCAAAATGGTGATACATTAACTTTTGTTAACCATGAACCTTATAGTGTTCTTACGTCAGACATACTGAATAAAACATATTTTGTAAAAGCAACTGCTGACTCAACTATATATGAATTATACACAAATGAAACATTAACAGCAAACGTAGATGCTACTTCGTGGTACAATGAATCTGTAAGCGGTACAGATACACACTTACAATCTGTTGGAGCATATCGAAGTGCAGAAGCAGACCTAGTAAATGTAGATTTTAATTACAGTACAATTACAGGATCAGGAATTCGTAATACAAGTTATTTTGCAGAATTAAGTGCATTTAATAATTCGTATTATGCAGAAGCAGGTACAAGTAATACACAAATTAAGTTATATACTGATCCAGCATTACAGATACCACTTAATACAACTGCATTATCAAAACCATTCTCAGACACTAACCTTGCAAACGATTTCATACAAGCAAATGTTACAGTCTTAGGAACAGGCGGCGACAATAGGCTGTTTATAAAAGGTACCGATTTTACTATTAGAGAAGTAAGACTGCCTGGTAAATTGTCAGATGAAACAACTCTAGAAGTTTTAAATATACCTGCAGGAAGATATCAGCCTACTCAAAGATTCCCAATAAGGTCTGCTAACAATACAACAACTAACGATATTATTGTTAGTGTAGACGGCAAAAACGTAGGTACAACATATTGGTCATATGATAGAGGTGCTAGAACTAGTATAACAGCAAATGCCTCAATTGTCAACGATTATAACATAAATCCTAACAATGCCTTTAGTATTGTTTTAGGAGGACAAAACAGGTTTGAAGATCAAAATATTACTAGACTAAACGGATTATATCCATTTGCAGAAATTTACATTGATGGAAATAAAGTTAATAATACACCAGACTATGATGCATTTACATTAACTAATGATTTAACTGAAACAACAATTAGTTTTAGTAATGCATCACTATACACTGATAATTTCAGCATTGGTTCTAACATTACAGTTATAGAAAGCGGTTCAGTACAATTTAACAATACATTTACAGCAGATGTACCAGGAAAAGTGTTAAGCATTAAGAGTGTAGCAAACGATACACTTATTGCAAATACCATTAGTAAACGTACATATGAACGCACCAAAGATATTTTAACAGATAATAAAATCACAATTGACATAGACGACACAGAGACTATGTTAAAAAGACCAAGCAACTCGTTACAAGATGGGTTATGGTATAGAGATAACAAACAAGATTATATAGTACCAAATGCAGGATATGTAAACAGAAACAAAGTAAATTGGGAAAGTATCGACCTTCCTTATTTTGCAAATCTAATTGGATCTGGCAAAGTAAATATACCAAATGAAAATGATTACTTGCATTTAGGAAAATCAGAAAATGAAGATTGGAATGTTTTCCAATTAAAGAAACACGGAATAGAAAGTACAACAGGAAATGTATCAGGTGCTAAAAATTACATTGACAATGTAAACGGCAGAGCAATGTTGTTTTCAGATCAGCGATTGTCTAAATGGACAGATGGAAATATTTTAGGTGATAAAACAAATGCAAATTTTTACGATAACATAGTTGTAATTAAAAATGCTAATTTGTCAGATACCGTATTAGAGTGGAGCAATGAAAACTTTGTATTCACTCCAAGAGTAGTATATAAAGGCGACTATAAACCGTTAAAGAAAATTAATAGAGGCATTGTAAAAATTGAGCCAGGGCACACAAAGCCTATAACAAAAGTAGAACCATATAAAGATCAAAATTATATGGCAAGGATATATGCAGAAAAATCTCACCCTGCGCCTGGTTTAGAATTTTTTACTAGAGCAAGTGTTATTAAAGATAACTTACCAAATGCTCATGCAAATTCAGTATTAATATCTCCTAATTCATTAGCAGGATTAGGTGTAGGTGACATAGTAAGATTTACAGGCACACAGGCAACTGCCGCAAATTTAACACTTGGTAAAGCATATACTGTAACAGGTATAAGTGAAAGAGGACTTGGCGGTAACCCAGGTGCTGTAGATGTTGATGATCCTTCAAAAGGTTTCTTCACAATCAATGAGGCTAACGTCACTGGCACAGACTATGCGTCTATTAATTCAGATTGTTATGTTACATATGAATCAGATTTAGACTTTAACGTAAATATGAAAGTTAAAGGACTATCCGGTGCAAGTACTGTATTGCTAGAAGTAGGAGACACATATAATTTAAATGTTTCCAGTTATATATCAAATGGTTTAGATATAGACTTTGGTTTAACTAGTGGAGAAAGAATTACTAATACAAATGATTTTTATGTAGAGGATTCTAGTTATGCAGTTGCTAATTGGAATTCTTCCAGTAAAACATTTGAAATTTCAAGTAATGTTACAACACAAACAGCCGCAATTACAAGACCAGGATTTAATGAAATTACACTAGCCGCATTTGGTAATAGCGATGGCAAGGGAAATAGCACACTTGCTGGAGCCAACTCAGCAATAATTGACAAAGGTGACTTTGTGCAATTTACCAGTGTAGGTAATTATTCAGGTAATGTATACCCAGTTCAAAGCAATGATGGTAACTTTATACAAATTTATGATCCTGCAATAACAAGTAATACAGCAGGAAGAACAGCAGTGGTATACACAGGTTCTAAAGAAACTAGAACAGGAAGTATTTCCAGTCTAACAAGTAACGCATTGACATTATCTAGTTTTACAACTAGTAATTTAGGAAACTATGGATTTGGTAATGTTCAATATATGAATTCAAATACTAGCACCGGTGTAATACCTGGTGTGTCCGGTTCAGAAAGACCATTTAAAATTAATGGAAATACTGTTATTGTAGATGTTGCAGATTCAGTAAGAACAATGCAAACTAGATTCCCTGTACATACATTAAGAGATACCACAAACAATACTGTTGATTTATTCTTTAGAGATAATGGTGCAGGCGAGTTTGCCAGAGTATTGTTTAATGACAGTGAAAAAACACCAGAAGAACAACAGTTACTAAGTAACGATCCGAGTAAACTATTTAATTATAATAATAAACCAGTTTACCTAGGCTTAGGATTACCAATAAGTCGAAATCAACTATCATTAGAAACTGACTTTACAGGTATACCAGAATCGTTAAGATCAATTGATGGAGTAGAGTTAGACCTAGAATTTAGATATGTAACAGAACAAGGCTTACTAGAACTATTAAGACAAACTGGCATTAAAGGAAAACTAGTAACGTCAGATACAAGTTCAGTAGAATTTGTTAATAATGCATACGAAATGTTATCCAAAACAGAAAATTTTGACTCAGCATGGTGGATAGAAAACTTTACATATACAAGTGACAATCCTTCATTGGATGGTATGTATATTGAATTACAAGCCAGAAACGGAAATAATGTCACAAGCAAGTTAGATCTTATACCAAGACATATAGGAGAACACGAGGCATTTAATATAACAGGTGAAGTAGAAAAAGGATTAACAATTTCCACTGTAGCATCAAGACTGCTTGATAAAAATAATAAGCACAAATTAAAACTTGATTTCTCTGATCTACATCCTATGTCATTTACAAAAGTAATATCAGTAATAGATAAAAAACAAAATGATTTAATTTGGACTGACCCTAATGGAAATATAATACAGGTACATCCTTCGCAACCTATGAAAATAAGGAGTTCGTTAAAAACAAACAAACTTAAACCTAGTCATGTAAATGGTGGGCATTATCCATTTGAATGGTGGAGCGAAGATGTAAAGAATGTTTTATCTCAGGGTGCAGACAATAAAATTATATTAAATTTAGGATTTGAAAATGGATTAACAACATATCCTGGTAATAATAATTTTGATATTGCAGTACCATTAGTAATAGTACATGGAGCAAAATTTAAATATACACTTGCTCCTACAACTAAAAACGAATTATTAAATTTAAGAGTTGCTATCAAAGATGACACTGGTAATATATCGCAAGTAGTAGATAGAAAAATTACTTCAGTAGGACAGTCTAGTATCACAATTGATAATAGTGATAATACATTTACAACTAATGACACAACAAATAATTTAAATGCAATAATTTATCAAGTAGATGAAAATAAAAACAAACAAGTATTAGCAAATGACTATGGTTCGCCAGTAGAAAAATCTACTACTGATAATGGTTATTCAGCAGTACTATTGCAACCAAAGAATGCATTAAGTTCGTTAAGTAACGGAAATACATTAGGTTACATTAGCACATTACCTACACAAATAGGTTCAGCAGGCACATTCTATGTGGGCATTAATAATTCAGCAAATGTATCGTTAGATTCTATTTTTGGAAGTAACTTAGATATTGCATTAGATTACTTACCGTTGAATCACACTGGTGTAACTTCTAAACAAATTGACGTGACTAATGTCAATGTTGCAATAGATGTACATGTAATTGAGCCACAGCATAAAATGTTTATGGACACAGAAGCAGTTAATAATAGTATTTTACGATTTGCTGATACTGTACACGGTGCAAATTCTATATTAACAGGTAATATACTTGTAGCAAATACTCAAACAAATTATGCAATTATTCCAAAAGGTATATCTAATAATGTTGGAGATTTTGCAATCAATGAAACTCAAAAAAATAGTTTAGGTATAATTGTGTCGTCTGCTTATGGACCGCATCTGGTGTTAAATAAGCCAAATAATTTATTAAGTGTAAACGATACAATTTTTGTAAATACTAGCGGTTCGGCTAACGGAATAAACAATACTGAATTTAGAATTAGAGAAGTTACAGAAAATACATTTACAATTAAATTAGCAAATACTAATGTAATACCTACAGCAGAATTAAGCAGTATGAAGTATTTGACATACGGGTCACCGATCATACAAGGAACTGCATCGACAAGCACAGTAACTACAAGAACAATTCACGTACCTGCAAATATACATGTATTTGAGCCTGGTGACAACATTACATTAAATACTGGTGCAGTAGATACAGCAAGTGTAAATGGTCAAACGTATATTGTAAGTGCTGTACTTGAAAATGCAATAATGATCAATCATGCTACTGCTCCTACAAGTTTAACAACAAATTTAACAGCATCACTCACAGGAAATGCAAATTTACATATTGTAACACTACCTAGAGGATATGCTATACCTGGGGTCACAGGAAGTATATATGACCCTGAAAATAATTATTCACTTGGTAGTAATACTACTGTTACCTTAAACAAAATAACAGATTTAGATTTTGATAAAAATTTCACTACTACTGATAGTAAGCCAGTAATGTATTTTGAAAAAGATTTAGGCACATCATTTAATGATGACGAATACATGATAGACATCTACGAAGCAACAAGGTTCTACAGTAAAGATCATAAAATTGGAAAAGTTGATGATAATCAATTAGTAGTATCTTCTACTAATGCAAGTAGCGAAGGTTTAGTAAATATTGAATTGCCAAATGGTCTTAGAGGATTATCAGTCGGCGCAAATGTTACATTCTCGCACAGTCAGACTGGACATGTATTATCTGGTAATAGTTTTGTTGTAAAAGATTTTGTTAATATAGTAGATAACATAGAAGGCGGTAGTGAACAATATATTACTATTGAGGCACCTGGTGCCACAGCAACAGCAAATGTATTCTCAGTATCATATGATAACTACATACCATCGCAAAACAGATCAATTAAAATTAGTAAAACTAAAAATTATGATGGATTTGCTACACCATTTATGGCAGATAAAGATTCATTTGTAGTTAATACTGTTTACACAGGAAATGCAATTACAAATGGGCATTGGGTTTCTGACACAATGTTGATTACAGGTACAACCGATTTTCAAAATGAAATAAATCTTAAACCATCACATAATCATATTGCTATTAAAAATTCACCAATAAGAAACTATAATGCAACTTACAAAATGGCACCAATAGGATTAGATCAACGCCGTTTAAATAAAAATCAAATTCAAGTATTTGGATTTACTAATTCAAATGTAGCACTAGAATTTACAGATAAAAATGTTTCTTATAGTTTAACAGATCATAATGTTGTAGAAGTTAATGATAACAAAACATACTTGCCAATGCAAGACACAGTTGAACAAGTGGCAGATAGTATAAATTTTGTATCTGACTTCAAAGCAGGTGCAATTGATAAAGAAAAGAAAATAGAAGTTGGCTTCTTGTTTGGTTATAGAGATCCAAGAAGTGATAATAGATCAGCACCAGACTTTAATCAAAAATATATTCAAAGGCCAGCAGATGTCACAGGACTAGATCAGGTTTATTCATATGAATATATTGGAGCACCCGGTGGTAATGCACTCAAAGGCGGTGTAAATAAATATTCACCAATTAAATTAAATGAGACTATTGCAGAAAGAAGAGCACCTAGTAAATTATCAGGAAAGTATATTATTGATATGCAAGGACTCGAAGAACAAGTATATTATGGAACATTAAACGAAGAAAGAACAAAACGACCACATGGCGCACCAGCATATAAAGTACTAGATGGAAAAATAACATCAGATAAGCAATTAGTCAAAGACTATGAAAACAATCTAAGTAATATGTATTTAGATCCAACATTGAGAACAATTAAAAACAAGGCAGAACCACCATTTGGTTCTCCTAAATTTAGTGTATGGCCATATACAGGATATACAGGATATTATGGCGGAGATGTTGCTGGGTTTAATTTTTATGATCATTATGATGGAGTACGTCGACAACTTAACGGCCATGGCGGCGGTGGCGGTATTTCCGGAGGCGGAGGCGGTCCAGGTAATACACCACCACAAGATCCACCACCGCAAGATCCACCAGTACAAGAAACTTGTGGTAAGTTTAGAATAACATTATACGATACTAATTCTGGTGAAGAAGGAACAACATACGAATTTGATGACGGCCTGTTTGATATTGTACAGCAATACATAGATTCTGAATATCAGAATATTTCAGGTTACCAGAACCAATTTATAGAAGCAGGCGGTACTGGTGCAGACTGGACAACTGTACTTTCATATATTGAAGGCATAGGAGAAAATTATACTAAAATTCCATATAATCAAATAGATGTTGATTTATGTGAATTACAAGATCTACATATTAAAGATATAAGTGGCAACACATGTACTTCAAGCGGTGAAGTATTACATTTAGGTGGTTCAGCAGTAAACTTACCTGAAGGATGTGATCCTTGTTCATTAGCAGATTCTATAAATGCTCAATCACCAAACTTTAGAGCAGAATGTGTACCAGCAGAAGATAAACGCGAACCTAAGTCTTGTGTTATAAAAGGCGGCAGGCAGGCGTGGGGAACCACAGACTTTAGAGGTGTTGATAAAATTGTTAAACTCGGCAATAGCAAAGGTCAGTCAATGGTTTATGTTGGGCAAAGAGACGACAACTATAAATTACTTGAAGGTAGAAAAGATGGTGTACCAACAGTATTATTTGGTTCAAGACACGATGATGCGAGATTAATGGTTAGCATAGACGGTCCAAATTTGTTAAAAACTATTAAGTTACAATTAGAAGAAAAAGGCCTCGACCCAAACTCATACAAATCAATTGTGCTAAGAAGTACAACAAACAACGATCAAGCAGGTGAGTTATTACATTGGAAGAATTCTACAAGCAGAATAACAAATACTGGTTCTGGTATAAAAGGCGAGTACAATAATATAGATGACCGTCCATTTGCAATCGTGTACGCACCAGCATCAGGCTCAGTGTTTGACGAAGGCCAGCAACTGCAAACCATTCAATATGGTAAAGACAATATGCATCGAGGTATTAATAAAGATACTATTTCAGTTTACGTGAGTAAATTAAACAGAAGCAGTTATGATTATGGTACAAAAGGAAAAGGTATTTTATACAGATTACCAAAAAATGGATCAAGTCAGCACAAATACCTAGGAGACTTATTTAACTTCACAGTTATTGATGATTTATATTTAGGAGGATTTGGTAGCAGAACAGATGAAGATACAAGAAGCAATGCAATTACTACAACAGAAGAGCAAGACGATAGAGGATTTAAGTTTACAAAAATAACAGGCTACGGAGAACGGGTACAATCCGGTGGTAAGTGGAAAGACAGAACAGGCGGCTGGTTCCAAGGTTTATGGCAATATCATGCTAAACAGCAAAGACGTGTACAAGGGTGTACTAGTGCCGAAGATGCCAATATACCACAACTTAATCCAATAGTAAGAATCAAGAGTGCTGTGCCGTTTAGTTTAGGAACAGGATGTGCTAGAAGTCCATTTACTGAAGTAGGTGACTTCCAACCTTACAGAGAAAAAGTAATAAATTCAAGTGCTAACTTAACAATAGCAAACGCTCTTACACCTGAGCAATACAATGAGTTAGGTGGCGATACTACTTCAGTATTCACTCCAAAAGTTATATCAGGCGGTTTACCTGGACAAGAAGTTACTATTGTAGATATTATGGGTGCTCCGGATACAAGTAATCCGTTTATGACATCCGACTATATTAGGATAGATGGCTATCCTGTTAATCCAAGATCAGGTGAAGGTACTAGAGATGGCCAAATAGCAAATGCTAATGTTGGTGTTGTGCAAACTGGTATGGTTGAAGACAGCACAGGTTTCAACTACATGGTTGGTGATAAATTAACCATAGTAGGAGGAAGACCAAAAACAATCGACGAAGATGCTTATTATCTTAGTGATATTATTGTAACAAACCCAGGTGCTGGATATAATTCATCAACAACAAGATTAGAAATCGTTGATGCAGAATTAGGAACTATTCTACCTGGAGTACAGATTAATCCAGTATTCCAACCAAGAGATGATGCTGTTACTCCTGTAACAAAAAATACAGGAAGAACTGCAATATCATCTGCTATACTACCTTACAAAACTTATGTAGGCTACAAAGGCTGTAGAGAAACAAATTGGTTAAATGACTTAGATACTAATACAGCATTTATTGATAGAGCAGGTAATTCTATTAATGGAATAACACTAGATGCTAGACGTGTCGACATTGGTATAGATTCACTGAATACATACTATGAAGAAACAGTTGCCTTATCAGCCACAACTGCTATGGAATTAGGCACAACATATAAAGCATTTATTGGTACAAGAAAGTATGAAAACTTTGGCGAATTCATGATGTTCAATTTTGAAGAGAATAGTACAACAGGTATCAATGACAGAGGACAAAGTAACTTTACAAGTTCTTTCAGTGAAAGCGAAAGAACTAATTTAAATGGTGCGTGGATCATGTGCTGGAATATTCCTAACATACAAAATAAATTTAATTCTACAAATGCACATGATAATTTTAGTAACTTAACAACAGGCACAGTTGGTATAATGAAATCATACTTTGATGCAGAAGCATTTGGACCTTTAACAAGAGATGACTTTAATCACTTTTTAAGCGATAATATAAAAGAAACAAATGGTCGAATTGTTAAGTTCTTAAAACTTGCAAATGATAGAGTTTACTTCCAAGTTATGAATCCATATGATTTAGATACATCAGCAGGCAGATCTATAGGTACACCAGATTTTACAAACATGTTTGCAAGATTCTATCCAATTAATGCATTAAATGAATTTAGCACTGACACCACATCTACTTTTGCAGATAACTACGAAATAACTATAGAAAATGATACTAGTATTTCTAGTAATGTAACAGCATCTGGTACAGCAACATTTACAATGAATTCAAAAGATGCTGTACACGGTCTTAAAGTAAAAGCAAAACGATTAGGTACAAATCCTGATGCCACAATGCAACAGTTTGACATATTCATATTCCAAGACGGGGTTGATGTAGGGTATCTTAGAATACCTGCAACAATACATTTTACTATTCCAGCGAATACTCATGGTGGTGAATTTGATATTACAGGTACTACTTTAGCAACTAATATGTCTAAACTAAATTACAGTACTGTTTATAGACCAGTAGTACAACCAGTTAACGAATTAGAAGAGTCACAAGCAATTATTTACAAATTTGATTTTAGTAATTTGCCTGATGATGCCAAAGTTAATGATATAGATATTGATATAAGGTTTGACAGTTATGCACCAGGTGACTTTGATATGATGTGGTTAACATCACCAGAAGGCCGAAGAATACCTATATTGCAAACTTTAGGTAAGTTTGGCACAGCAGGCCAACACGACCAACTTGGTTTCCTTGATGGTTATGATTATCACAATTCTGGTTTATTACAACAATTTGATTTTACATTAACATCTAACCAGAGTGCTGAGGCTATAAAATATGGAGGCGTTAATCTTCTTTATAGTAATAAAGTTAAACCTTCAATAGGTATGCCAACTAGACATGCAGAAAACAATGGACAAGATTATGATAGAGCAAACGGTGATATTTCTAAAATATTAGGTAGTCCATATGGAGATAGTATTTTAGCAAGTCAATATGGAATAAATTATAACTCTGCAGAAAATGTTCTTAGAAAATTCTTAAGGGAGACCGACGGAAATATCAGAGGTATATTAGGTAAAGGTACTTGGTTCCTTGAATGGTCTAGACCTGGTAGAATTATAGATTCGAATTATGATCCTGAACAAGCAGGTAATAAAAAAACTAAAATACGCACACCGAACATAAAAATTAAATACACATCTGCTAGTGAAAACCCAGCATACGATACAGCCGACAAAGAGAGCATTGGCGATGTTACCATTATACAAAAAGGTGGTTTCCAGCCTGAGTTTGCAACTCGACGATATACTGTAGTAGCAAAAGGCAGTAGTGGTAGTGGATTCGAAGCACAGGCATTCCTGAAAAAAGGTAAATTAGTAGGGGAAGATAATCCAGAACTCAAGAGTCAAACAGCAGTATTTGAAGTATTAAAAATCAACCAAGCAGGTAGTGTTACAAAACTTAGAATATTAGACAGAGGAGTATACGAAGTATTCCCAGCAGAATTTGAAAGAGGTGTAGCACTTAAATATCTTGATGGCGATATGGCGAGCCCAGGTATGCAGACAAGACCGGCTGGCGAAGGTTATGGTGCTAGAGTACAATGCACATCAAGAAGTGTTATAAATTGCCAACAACCACCAGGCATTGTTGATAGAAATGCAGGGCCATCTAGGCCTGCTACACCAACTGAAATACTGGCGGATGCAATTAATACTGCCGGAGGATTAGACGGAGGCATTACATTAAGTTCATATCCAATTAACCCATCAGTGCATACATTGTCAATAAAAACAGATGCCGATGGGTTTGAATTAAGTGACATAGTGCCGGGAACACTCGATGCATTAGGTATTCCAGCAGGTGATTACGGTCCAAATGCTTTTGGATTTAGTGCAGAAGTAGGCGATGGCGGAAACGGGTTTGGCCTAAACGACAGTGGAATTAGAAAAGATAATCCTTTTGACAAAGGTGACCCTGATAGTTTGATATTGTATAATGCATCAACACCTCCAGAATTTGATGGTTTAAGTAGTTCAAATTTTGGTAATGTTTATAGTTACGATATTAATAGAGTTAATGGTGGGCAATTAATTACAGAAAAATTACAATCAGAAGTTGATGTATTGTATTTAAAATCTGCAAGAGTCAGAAGTAGATATGAATTGAAGTCGCTTATGCCTAAGGCATGGGTGGACAACTATGATGTAAATGGCTGGGCATATTTAGAGAATGGCAAAGTTATTTACAGAAAAGACGCATTAGTTGATAGTAGTAAAATTAAATCTGCATTAATTTACGATAATATTACAGGTGAAAGAATTTCCGATGTATATTTAAATGATCCATTTAAAAATGTACACATGCCTGAAGTAGAAAGAAACTTAACTTATATTTCAGAAAGTGACCCTGTTTATTATGCAGACGATAGTAGTAACTTTAACAGTAAAAATGTAGGCGAACTTTGGTGGAATACATCAAATATGCGTGTACGATGGTATGAACAATCTGATGATGATTATAGAAGGCAATACTGGGGGTCATATGTAGACGGCTCAAAGGTTGATGTATATGAATGGATAGAATCAACAGAAACACCGATAGAATATAGTGGAGAAGGCACCCCATTAGACATAGAAAAATATTTAATAGATCAAAAATATATGTCTAGTACAGGCATATTTACGAATCTATATTATTATTGGGTTAAAGATATAACAGAAGTGCCGCAAGTAAAAGGTAGGACAGCAAGTGCTTCAAGTGTTGCTTCACTAATAGCATCACCTAAGTTAGAAAATATACCAACATTTGGTGCAATATCCAACAACAGTATAGTTCTTAATAATGTAAAATCTTACTTAACAGATGATGAAAGTGTATTCCAAATAAACTTCAAAAGAACTGAAACCAAATATAAAAACAAACATGAATCTTATATACTATTAGGCGAAGATAATATTGCAGGTAAGATACCTGACGAATTTTTCCAAAAACTAGTTGATAGTTTAGTTGAAGAAGACAGATTAGGAAAGGTTGTTCCAGATCCATATTTAAACAAATTTGAAAAATACGGTATATCTATCAGGCCAAGACAAACAATGTTTGTTAATCCAAAAAATGCTAGAAGAGAGTTAGTATACTTTATTAACAGCATAATGAAAAATATCAAACTTACAGATGATTTATATACAGGATGGAATTCAACATTAACAACCAGTGCTTTTTATGAATTTATAGATTGGGTAGAAACAGGTTATGATACAAATACTATTAAATCCAGAGCCAGTGTTAAATCAATAAAACAAATGAGAGGCTTGACAAATATTCCAGATGGAGCATTTGTAAGGTTAGTCGGTACTGGTACAAATCCAGATAAATTCTACATATACGATTCTGTAAAAGATGATTATGATTTAGTTAAAATTGTAGGCGGTACAATAAAACTGAAGGATAGTGTTTTTGGTACAATAAATCCGGGACTTGCATCTGAACTTAGAAAACTATTATTTGCTATACGCGATAATATATTTAAGAACACTAATTTAGAAAATAGATTATATTTCTCAATGCTAAATTATGTATTAACCGAACAATATCAAACAGACTGGTGTTTCAAAACAACATACTTCAATGTTCGTCAAAGTGCAGAAAATTTAATACAAACACCGTCAACTAAAATAGATACATTTGATAGTGTTGTTAAAAGTATTAAAGAAAACAAACCGTATACAAGTAAATTAAGAGATTTTGAAGATAGAAAGATTAGTATTGATTCACTGAAATCATTTGCAACAGATTTTGATAGACCGCCTTATCAGCCAGACTTATCAACTACTGCCAAGATACTTGATGACAATAATTCTGCAGATGTTAGTATTTTAACAAATAATAACGAATATGTCAACTGGTCAAATAATTATAGTAATAATAGTACAAAGATTAGAACTATAACAGAAAAAATATTCATTGACAGAATAGATGATGAGATATCGCCAATTTATAATCATACAGATAAAAATGGCATAATGACTGTGCAATTGGCATCAAAATATAAACAGCCACAATCTAATACAAGTGCTATTAGGATGGAACAATTAGCCAATGCAAGTAGTAATGCAACGCCTATAAATCACATTGAGAGAGTGTTTAAGCATAATACAGTTGTCACAGATTTAACTAAGAAAATTGCTAATACAAGCATATACTCAAGTGATATTATTGCAGGATTTATTGCAACAAGAGATGCAACATTAAGAACACTAGCATACGCAGACTTCTTTGGTGAAGAACTAGATGCTAATGTTTTTGCAAAAGCATATTATGATTCTATTGGTAAAGAGATAATGTCTACAGGACTTGGATACGACTTGTTTGGTTTTGATAGTTCAGGTTTTGATTCTAAGCAAAGTGTAAACAATTACACAGTTAATGCCGCAGTACAAAGTCAATTAATTAGAGATACACTAACATATCAAGGATTTGATAGTAGCACATTCTTTACAGGTTTAACAGGACCTAGTATACCACCAGAACATGCATTATTTAAACCATTAGAAGGTTTGCAGATTAATGTTCAATCAAATATGACAGCATATGATAATGACGGTACAGTAGTTGGTAATCAAGATGGCATATTCAGACCTAAATCTGGTGCTACACAATTAGCAGGTACATACGGTAATGCTAATGTTTCATACAAAATATTTGTTGGAATGAGCGGTAATACTGAGTATGTTAGACTAAGCGACAGTAATAAAACAACACTAGCGGCAAATATTACTGCTAAGAGTTTGACAATACAAATTACAGATGCAAGTACTATTACACCACCATATACAGGAAGTCCAGCAACAGCAGTCTTTATTGGAGACGAAAGAATAACATTTGAAGGAATTGAAGGCAATACCTTAACAGGTGTAACAAGAGGAACAAACGGTACATCGGCAGAACCTCATACAGTAGGAGAGTCAGTATACGATGCAACTGAATCAAATAACATTAATACTAGTGCATTTGCATACGGGGCCAATGCAGATCCAGAGATAACTTTATGGAATGTTGATAGCGGAGGTGCTTCATTACCACTATCAAATGCTAATACATCTATAGCAAGATTCCTACAAGCAAGTCCAGGGTCATACTTTGGCTAGTAATTATAGCAGTAGTTTAAAAAAGAGATAAATACCTATATGAAAGAAGAAAACGCAACAAACGAAAATAAGCCACAAACAGAACAAGTTGATACCACAGTTGGTTTTAACATATCTGGACACATTCTTATTAGAGATAAAGAATCTGGTGAAGAAATTGTAAACAAAAGAAATGCTATCCATTATGGAAATCTTGGATATCTGATTGCGAATTCTATAGGAAAAGGCACAGGTGGCGGTGTAGAAACAAATGACTATGTACATTTTATGGCATTTGGAAACGGTGCTTCTAGTGTTGACAGCACAGGTAGAGTACTTTATAAAAGTACTAATACCAGCGAAACAAGAGAAACTGATGCAACATTGTATAGAAAAACTTATGCAAAAGTAGTCAGTAATACAGATGCCAATCCAGATGCTGAAAAACCAAATAATAAAATTGAAATTATAGAAGGTGCTGGATTTACAGATTTAAAAGTTACTTGTACATTAGGTTTAGGTGAACCTGCAGGACAAGATAACTTTGATACTAGTTCAAATAATGAAGGAGACTTTATATTTGACGAACTAGGATTGATGACTTATACGGCAGGCGATAATGCCACCACAGCAAGTAGTAGTTCAGAACTATTAACTCATGTGGTATTTCACCCTGTGCAAAAGAGTGCAAACAGAATAATTGAAGTAGTTTATACTTTAAGAATACAAATGACTTAATAGGAACATATGGCTTACACATTTTCAAATACGCAAGGAACTGCAATAACTGTAAATGACAATCAGTTAGATCAGTCTACATATTCGTTAACATTACTAGGTAAAAATGTTACTAACTACGGCCAAATTATTGCACAAAATACAATTAGGCAATTAGAAAACTTTGCTGGTCCTAGTGAACCTGTTGCAACAATTAAATTAAATGGGCAACTTTGGTACAATACTGCTGATGAACATTTAACAGTTTATAGAGGTAAAAATAGTGACAGAGGTTTTACTCAATTGGCGTATGTACCTAAAGTAACTGGAACTGAGCCATCTAACAACATACAAACTGGCGAACTTTATTATAGCACTATCAATGGTGAGTTAAATTTAAAAATTTATAATGGTACTGCATGGGTAAATGTAATAGGCACAGAATATATTCAAGACATTACAGCCGCCCAATTAGTAACAAATGGCACTCACACAAACATAACTGCTACATATGATGACGCCAATGATGCCGCAATAGACTTAGTAATATCAGATGCAACTATTAGAAGTAAGTTTTCAGGCGGTACTGGTGTAACTTATAATAGTAGCACTGGAGAAATTGCTATAGGACAAGCAGTAGAAACTACATCCAATGTTCAATTTAACAATTTAGTAGTTGACGGTGACTTAACAGTTAACGGTACGCAAACAGTTCTTAACACTGAAACATTAACAGTTGATGATAACTTAATTGTTCTTAACAACAACGAAGCAGGTACTCCAAGTGCAAATGCAGGTATAGAAGTTGAAAGAGGTACATCGACTAACGTTCAATTAAGATGGAACGAAAGCGGAGATTACTGGGAAGTAACAAGAGACGGCTCAACTTACGAAAAAATTTATACAGAATCAGAAATAGAAGGATTTTTTAGTGCCACAGATGCAGGTGGTGACGGATCATTTGCGTACAATGGTGCTGGAGTATTTACATATACAGGTCCAAGTACCAGTGAAGTAAGAGCACATTTTTCAGCAGGTACTAACACAACATATTCGGGTGGACAGTTTAGTATATCCGATGCAACTATTAGGGGCAAGTTTTCAGTAACCGACAGTGGCGGAGACGGAAGCCTATCATATAGTAATGGCGTATTTACATATACAGGTCCGAGTGCTAGTGAAGTAAGAGCACATCTTAGTGCCAGCGGTGACTTATCATACAATAGCGGTACTGGTGTTATCAGTTTCACACAAAGAACAGATGCACAAGTTAATACGTTAGCAGATGCTAGAATACAAGCCAATCTTATAGATGAAGATACTTTTGCTACCAACAGTTCAACCAGAGCGCCATCTCAGCAATCAGTTAAGGCATACATTGCCACACAAATTGCAACAAAAGATGCATTAAGTGAATTAAGTGGTAGTACTGACGATGTATCAGAAGGATCAACAAATTTATACTTTACGCCAGCAAGAGTAGTAACTGCAATAGCCGATAATAATATTACAACAAAAAATATTGTAGCAACAGGCCCAACTGGAACTTACAATGTAGGTTCGAGTAGTGTTAAGTTTGGTACTATGTATGCAAACACGTTTAGTGGAACAGCAAGTTCGGCTCAATATGCTGACTTGGCAGAAATGTATTTGGCAGATGCTGAATATGAAGAAGGAACAATTTTAGTATTTGGCGGCGAAGCAGAAGTAACAACTTCTGATGTAAAAGCAAGTCCGTCAATAGCAGGAGTAGTATCACATAATCCTGCATATTTAATGAATTCAGAATTACAAGGCGACCATGTAACAGCGGTTGCACTTAAAGGTAGGGTACCGGTCAAAGTAGTAGGAGCAGTATCAAAAGGTGATGTGCTAGTACATAGTGCTAAACCAGGCCATGCCGAAGCGGCAGTCAACAACATGAACGTTAATGGACCTAGTTGCATAGGTATAGCAATTACGGAAAAAACAGACGAAGGTGCTGGAACAGTGGAGGCTCTAGTTAAATAATGGCATATACAATTACATCAAGTACAGGAGTCAGTTATACTGTAGAAGACGGTACAATTAATAATATTTTTAGCCTAAAATTAGTTGGTAAGAATGTTACTAACTATGGCCAGGTATTTGCAGAAAACAGTCTAAGACATTTAGAAAACTTTGCAAGTCCTTTAGCACCTACACCAAATACAACATTAGTAGGTCAAGTTTGGTACGATACCACAGAAAAAGTTTTAAGAGTTTATAAAGATAATACATCAACATGGGTAAGAACATCACCAGTTATATCATCTAGTGCACCTGCAGACGGAGTAAGTGCCGGAGCAATGTATTTTGACACAACAGATGATAAATTAAAAATACACAACGGTGTTGCTTATGTTGACAGTAGTTATGCTGGTGAAATATCAAATGAATACACTAATGTAAATAATTTAAATACACCAAGTTCTTATGGTACTAAATTAAGAAATATATTCTTAAAAGACAACGGTGATATTCCAAGAGCCGTTAGTGCATTAGTATATGTTAATGACGGTGAAACTAGTAGCACAAGGCCAGGTGGTGAAACTATCATGGCTATATTTAGTGATCACACAGCATTCACTGTTAAGGATGTCGCAGGTTCATCTCATGGTGATGCATATAATTGGTATGATCAATTAGCAGAAGCAGACGGTATTGGTATTGAAATCAGTCCTGGTATGAACTTAAGGCAGGAGTATGCTAATACATCTATAGCATTAGCAGACAGAGCCTATAGAGCAGACGGCATTACAGGTAATTTAGTTATAGGTGCTAGTAATGTTGGCATTACATCTATTGTTACATCATCAAGTGATATTATTCCTGACTCAGGTGATACATTTGATTTAGGTAGTAGCACAAATAGATGGCAAAATGTTTATGTAAATGGTATACTTTCATTAGGCCAAACAGGTGGCACAGCAGAAGTTAGATCAACTGCCGCCAACGTTACAACAAAAATTGGTACAACAGCATTTCCTATTACAACATCAAATATCAGCGATGCTACAGTAAACACAATCAGAGTTACAAATTATCAAGGTGGCTCAGGTAATATTAACATTGGTAATGTTATTGCTACTGGTTCTATCACATCAAGCAGTTTAGCAGTATCAGGTGGAGCGGCAATAACAGGTAATATTGACGGAACTATTTTTAAAGGTACGACAGCAATATTAACAGGCAATGGCTCATTTGGAAGTATAACAAACTCAGGTTTAACAACACTAAACGGCTCGGTGATACTTGGTGATAATAACACCGACGATATTACAATAAATGGTCAACTAAAATCACATTTAATACCAGATGCAACAACAACATATAACTTAGGTTCCAGTACAAATTATTGGAATAATTTATATATTAATACAATTAATGCTTCTGGTAATATGACCTTTGCTGGTTTGCTAAATCTTACAAGTACAGCAAGTCCAAGCAGTAACTCAGATGTAAGTGCCCCATTATATCTAGATGGTGGTGCAGTAATTGAGAAAAAATTATATGTAGGCGAAACTATTGATGGCAGAGACGCAGAACTATGGAAATTAAAATTAAAAGATCTTGCTAATCCAACAAGTGCGTCAGATACAAGTGCATCATTTTACACAACCGGTGGTGCAGTAATAGAGAAAAGATTATTTGTAGGCGAAAATATAACAACCAGTGCAAATGTTATTGGTAATTATTTTGAAGGTACAGCAACTTCGGCTCAATATGCTGACTTGGCTGAGATATATTCTGCAGACGCAGACTACGAACCAGGTACAGTTGTAAAACTAGGCGGTAGTGCAGAAGTTACACAAACAACTTCATTTAACGACCCAGAAGTATTTGGTGTAGTGAGTACTAACCCTGCTTATCTAATGAACAGTGAAGCAGAAGGTGTTGCAGTAGCACTAACAGGTAGAGTACCTGTTAAAGTTGAAGGTCGTATAAAGAAAGGTGAAAGACTTGTAAGTGGTTCTAAACCAGGCTATGCAAAAGCATTAATGAAAAACGAATACGACATGAGATGTGTTATTGGTAGAGCACTACAAGACAAAGACACTTTTGATGATGATGTAGTCGAAGTAGTAATCGGCGTCAAATAATTTTTAAATTCCCCCTAGGTTAAGATAACTAATAGTATGAAAGGAGACTATTGGCTATTTTTTGATTCAGCATTAAGTTCTGATTGGTGTGATTACATTGTTAATTATGCTTTAGAAAACTATGAACCACGTGATGCAGTTATTGGTTTTGAAAATGCAACACATGACGAAACGTATCGCAAAAGCGAAATACGTTGGCTCAATCCAAAAACAGAAGAAGCAATAACCAAAGAAATTTGGCACTACGCCAACCAGGCAAACAGAGATTCATTTGATTTAGATTTACGATATGTAAACGATATACAGTTTACAAAGTATATTGGCGACCCAGACAATCCAGGTAAGTATGATTGGCACCATGATGTAGACTGGGCCGAAAGCAGAGCATTTCATAGAAAACTTAGTATAATATTTCAATTAACAGACCCTAGTGAATACGAGGGTGGTAAGTTTGAATTTGATAATACGTTGCCGGCATTACCAGATGGAGCATTCAATAAAGGTTCCGTAATTGTATTTCCTAGTTTTCACAGGCATAGAGTAACTCCAGTAACCAGCGGATTACGACACAGTTTAGTAACTTGGGTAGAAGGACCACATTGGCGATGAAACATTATTATATAAATTTAAATAGAAGACCTGAGCGTAATCAAAACATGATTGATTTGTTTGCTAAACTTGAAATAACAGATTATGAAAGAATTGAAGCAGTAGACGGTAATTTAGTCGATTATAGCAAAGTACTCAAAAGCGGTATGCAAGTATGCAAAAATTGGTTAGACCCATTAGAAGACAGACCGCTTACTACAGGAGAAGTTGGTTGTATTCTTAGTCACATAGTAGCATGGTCTAGAATAGTTAAGAGCGGCGAGCCAGGTGTTGTTTTAGAAGATGATCTATTTCACAGCAGTGACAAATATAATTTAACACAGATAAAAGAAAGACTTGATGAGTTTGATTTAGTCTATTTGTCTAAGTGGAATATGGATATGGAAATGGTAGGCTTTGATGATTTATTTGAAACGCCTGGATACTGCTATTGGACAGCCGGATATGCCTTAAGTGTTCAAGGTGCTCAAATGTTATTAAATGATGTAGGATTAAATAACTTAATACCAGCAGATGAATACTTACCAATGATGCTAGGTACCAGTCCCTTGTTAGACAAGTATCCACAGTTTAAAGAATTACCAAAATTAAAAGGTCTAGCATACAAAGAAAATATTTTTCATCCATACAAAAGAGAAACAGAAATTGGCAGAACCGACACAGAAACCGCAACTACATTTAAAGAATGGAAAAATTTTAAATTACTTACAGTTGCAACAGAAAGTCTTAAAGCAGAAAACTTAATTAAAAGTTGTGAAGTACATGGTCTAGAATTAGAAATGTTAGGTGTTGGCGAGCCATGGGAAGGTGGTGTAATGGCTGATGGTCCCGGAGGCGGACACAAAGTTCATTATTTAAGAAGTAGGTTGCGTAATGTCGACGACCATGATATAGTAATGTTTGTAGATGGTTATGATGTAGTTATAAACGATAATCAAAATGAATTAATAAAAAGATTTAAACAGTTTGGAGCAGATGTGGTATTTGCCGCAGAGCCAATAATATGGCCTGATAATACTATTGCAGATCAATTTCCACAAGTACACACAAGAAATAGATATTTAAACAGTGGTGTATTTATTGGGAGAGCAGTTGTTATAAAAGAAATGCTCAAAAACGATATAAAGAAAAAAGATGACGATCAACTTTATTACCAAAAATTATTTTTAAGTGGCAAATACAATATTAGATTAGATGTAGAAAACTATCTTTTTCAATGTGTAAGTGGTAGTGCAAATAGTTTAAGTGTGTCAGATAATAATCAAGTTTACAATTCAGAAACAGGTTGTTATAGTTGTGTGCTACATGGTAATGGTGGAGATCAAGACAAAGAAGCATACACAAGATTAGTAAATTTAATACTAAATCAGGGTGCTGTTATTCCAATTAACATTGCCAGATACAATAAAATATGGACAGTAGCCGATAACATTGTGGCATTTGAATACATGACACCTCAGATGTGCGATGACTTAATTGGTGCCTGTGATGCCAGAGGCGGTTGGGAGCCAAGACCAGATGACGCCTATCCGGCACAAGAAATAAGAATCAAGACATTATGCCCAAGTCTATACAAGTACTTAGATAATCATTTAACTAAAAACATATGGCCGCAGTTGGAAGCATACTGGCCTCCAATGAGCATGTACGGTATAAGAGACTTCTTTGCTATGCGATATAGTTTAGATACACAAACAGAATTAGCATTACATAATGATGCTAGTATGGTCAGCGGTAGTGTTAAATTAAATGACGATTATCAAGGTGCTGAATTAACTTTTCCTAGACAGCATTATACAAACAGGCATATACCACGAGGTTTAATGCTGATGTGGCCTGGGCAAGTTACACATCCTCATGTGTGTGAACCGCTAGAAGAAGGCGTTAAATACAGCCTTACATTGTGGACAAAAAGGTTTACTCAAGACACATAATCTAAAATTTTTGATAAATACATTTGTACAATTTGTTATCACATGATAACGACTAAATCGATTTAGGAGAAAAACAATGGCATTATCAACCATGACAAATAGAACAGCAGGAGCAACAATAACTGCGTCTGACTGGGATATTGCAAGAAATAATATTTTATTAATAACTGGAACTGCTGAAGACAGCACTCAGGAAGGGTGGGGTCAAAGTTGGAGTGTTTACAATCCAGCCGCAGGTGCAACAATTACCGACACAAACACCAATGATATCATTAATGCCGCTCAGGATATTGCAGTTTACACAGGTGCAAGTAACAATGTTTCTGATGTAGCCAACGCCGCAACTATTCAAGATACTGATTTAAATAACATTCAATCCACAATTACTAATGGGTATAATGGCAGAACAACTGCTTCAGGTTCATACTTGTCGCAAGAAGCAAAAGATACCAGCACTAGAACAGCCGCATGGAGTACTACAGTTACTCATGATTGCTCTGTAGCATTTTCTAATGAAGCACACAGGAATTCATTCTTTAATGCAGGTGGAAGTATTTATTTTACAGCAAGTAGAAGCGGTGGATCGACTAATAACCAAAACACTGACTGGACAAACATGTTAAGTGCTATTGGCACAGTTAAAATGAATTTTACTCAGACTACAGCAAGTTCAGGAACTACTACAAGTATTGGTATGTATGATTTAACAACAAGTTATCAGACTATCTATACCAAAGCAGGTTCAGGTGCATACTCAACTAACTATTATTCAATACAAGCAAAGGCTCCAAATGCCTCAAGTATTCAATTCTTGATTACATTTGGTGACTCGCACACAGGTAGAGGATACTTTGATAGTGTTGATGGAACTTTAACAAGTGTTGCTGGACAGTATAGACCAAATAGTGGTACTTTACCTAATGGTTATGCAGTTACAGTTGCTACGCCGACTTATACTACAAACTCAGATTTATAATAATAAATAGTTTGTAAATAAACACAACACAGGACTTGTATGAGTGAGCGACTAACCAAAGCATTAGAATTCGCCAATTATAGGCAAACATTAAATAATCAGATAGCCTCGTTAAGATCTAAAACTCAAACGAGGCTTATCCTTTCTACAAATGGTGGTACATTCACAGTATCACAAGAACTAATTACATTTGTCAATACATTAATTGAAAAAGAGTATACAGAAAGTGTACTCATTGACAATTACCAAAACCCTATTCAAATTGAAGACTTATCAGAATTCTTAGACGAACTTCTGAGTAGGTACTTTGAGGTCACAAATGATTATCATGCAGAATATGTCAAGTTAAGGAAGGCTCGCAAAGTCCATAAACTAATAGACATAGATCTCGATGACGACTAAAGGATTTTTATTATACGCTCATAACAATGAGGAGATCGAGTATCTTAAAATTGCCTGCGTAACGGCAAGTATGATAAGACACAATCTTGGTGAGCATAGTATTACAGTAGTCACAGATCAAAACTCTTACGATTACACATCAAAGAATATCAAAGTAGAAGATTATATTGATAACATAATTGTTGCTGAGAAAGATCTAGAGTTCAAAGCAAAAAATCATAGAAACTATAGAGACACTAATCATAGTGTAAAAGTATTACCATTTTATAACGCCAATAGATGCGATGCATATGATATTTCACCTTATGATGAAACTATTGTAATGGATGTTGACTATCTTGTAATGAGTGACAGTCTTAATGCATGTTGGGGTCATAAAAATGATTTGATGATGCACAGAGATGTTCAAGACATACAATTTGCTAGAACAGAATCATATAAAAGAATAAGTGATTTTGGTGTGTCTATGTACTGGGCAACAGTTGTTTATTTTAAAAAGACACCTTATGTAGAAAGTTTTTTCGATGTAGTAAAAGATGTAAAAGAGAATTGGAACTACTATAAGGATTTATATGAGATACCAGGTATGCTTTACAGAAATGATTACAGTTTTAGTGTTGCCGCACATGTAATGAATGGTTTTAAAAGCGAAGCACAAGAACAATTACCAATAGAAAAAATGTACAAAACATTTGATTGGGACGACATACATGAAATTAATGCTGTAAACGATATTACAATGTTTTTAGAAAAGCCAAAATCAAATGCAGACTTTCAACTTGGAAGATGGAAAGATGTTGACTTACACATTATGAATAAATGGGCATTACAACGAAATGCTGACAAACTATTGGAGATATATAATGCCTAAATATTTTATATCTGCAGGTTGCAGTTTTAGTGATGCACAAAACACACCACATAAACTATGGAATAACTTTGTTGCAGAATATTTAGATTGTGAATTAATATCACTCGGTATTGGCGGCACAGGCAATCAATTCATAGCACATAGTTTTATGAATACTGTACAACAAAAACTCAATGACGGTGTTGCAGGTGAAGATATATTAGGTATAGTACAATGGAGCATGATACATCGATATGCTTTTATTTCTGGTGAAGAACAATTAAGCGATAATCCAAATTTATTTATAGGTGACAGAGTGGTCTATCCTAGAACATTTACAGATTACAATGCAACTGCAAAAGAAAACAATGGCTGGGTAAGTATAGCACCATGGCAAACTACCCAAGAACCAGCAAGAGAAACACCTGACTTACATCATTTATCAACAGAGTATTACACTAATTTGCAAAACAGTTATACAGATATATTAAATACAGTATCGTTATACAGTTTACTTAAATATTTTTGTGATAAGAATAATGTAAAAGTAATGTTTACATGGATGGACGAGGCCGACAGACAACGAGTTTTAAATCCAACTCATACATGGTTATACGATCATCTTACAACACATATTGAAAACAGTATTGACTTACCAGGTATAAGGCAACAAGTAATCAAGTATGAAGAAACTAATCCAGATGTGTGGGCAGACTATAGAGGTCACCCAAACGAAATAGGTCATAGAATGTATTTTGAAGAACACATTAAGCCGGAGTTAGTAGATGTCTAAAGGGTATATTGTAATTGCACAAAATTCAGAAGATACAAATTATCTTAGAATGGCTTATGCTCTTGCACTTAGTTTAAAAATTACACAATCCAAAGTAAGTAATTTAGCAGTATGTGTTGAAGATAAAAGTACAGTACCTGAAAAATACAAAAAAGTATTTGATCAAGTAATTGAAATTCCATGGACAGACGATGCAAAAGATTCTGCTTGGAAGATAGATAACAAATGGAAATACTATTATATGACACCGTATGACGAAACAGTCATACTAGATGCTGACATGATATTTCCATCAGATGTAAGTCATTGGTGGGATTCACTAAAAGAAAAAGATATATGGGCAACTACAAACATCAAAACTTTTAGAGGCGAACCAGCAGATCCTAGTAATAAATATTACAGAGAATACTTCATAAAAAATAATATGCCAAACATATATACAGCATTCTTTTATTTTAAAAAATCAGAAACAGCAAGTGAACTTTTTAAAATGATTGAATTAATTTTTGAAAATTGGCAAAGGTTTTATTTTAAATATATGCCAAACGGCAAGCCAGATAAGTTAAGTGCTGATGTTGTATATGCTCTTGCAATACAACTATTAGGTCTAGAAAACGAAACAACAGTTGATGATTTAACAGATATGCCCACGTTTACGCATATGAAAAGTTTTATACAAGATTTGCCAGGCGGCTCATTACTAGATGAACGTTGGACATTAAGTATACCTACTTATTTTAGTAGTGTATCTAACTTTAAAGTAGGGAACTTTCAACAACATTATCCTTTTCATTATGTAGACAAGGAATGGTTAACAAATAATATTATAGAGACATTAGAAGATGAAATTAGAGGACTTAGAAAAGGCTAGAAAGGCCCAGCGACAAAGTGACAGACATGTTTACTTTGATGACAAAGGCAACATTGTCTATTATGGCAGGGCAGAGTCTGATGACTATGTAGAATCTAATCATGCTGTATTTACATATGAGCAATGTAGCATATTTGAAAACCCAGATAATAATAAAACAATTAATGACTTCTTGGTATTAACAAATCCTAACGAAGAAGGCGTATTTTCTTTTGTAAATAAAGTAGTTGAACTAGAAAAATTTAAGTCAGCATCTAAGATGTTATCGCAGGTACGACTTTCCAAAAACACAGACTTTGATGTAAAAGTTCAAGCAGTAAAAGATACAATAACTGTATCACTAAGCGAAAAACTGCGTTCTAATATTACCAATAGTATTGACATTAATAATTTTTCTTTTAAAGGCGAACAACGTATGGCTTTGTATATTACCAGTATTAACGATCCGCATTTTCTATATGACAGTATAGAAATACCTTTGTTGGAATTATTTAAAAATGATGAACTAGTATTTAAATTGAATAATGATTCGACCAACAAAAGTATCTACACTAGAAAATTATTCGACAAGTATATCAGAGTCGCATAGTACCTATTTAAAATCATGATAAATATGTGTATATTATTAGGACACACATATGGCAAAAATAGACGTCACAGAACTAGACATATTTTACATTAGTTATGATGAACCCAACTGCGAAGAGCATTGGGCAGACTTACTAAACAAAGTGCCGTGGGCAAAACGTGTACACGGAGTCAAAGGCTTTGATGCCGCACATAAGGAATGTGCAAATCAATCAGAAACAGATCGTTTTATCACAGTAGATGGTGATAATATTGTTATGGATGAATTCTTTAATCAAGAATTAGAATTCCCAGAAAAAGATCATGACGGTAACGATATATCAGAAAGCATATTCAGTTGGAATGCTAAGAACTTATTGAATGGCTTAGTGTATGGCAACGGTGGCCTAAAGTGTTGGCCCAAGGAATATACAAAAAGTATTAACACACACGAAGCCGCAACAGACGGTGAAGGTATGGAGTTTTGTTGGAAACTTAACTACATACAAATGAATGATATATTCTCAGAAGTACATCAAACTGCTAGTCCATTCCAAGCCTTTAGAGCAGGCTTTAGAGAAGGTGTTAAACTAAGTTTAGACCAAGGTAAACGTGTTGAACCACATAAGTTTCAAGACGACATATGGTATGGCAACTTTAACAGATTAAATGTTTGGTGTAATGTTGGCACAGACGTTGAGAACGGATGGTGGGCAATATACGGAGCAAGACTTGGATGTGAAAAAACAGTACTTAGTGATTGGGACACAAATCAAATATCAGACTACGATTGGTTCAAAGGCTTCTTTGAAAAAGAAAAAAGTTATATAGATAATGACGAGCATCTAAAACAAAAAACTATTGCCATTGGCAATAGATTAAATGAAGAAGTGCAAGGCATGATGCTGTTCGAACCCAACGATCAAATGAGTAAATTTTTCAAAGCAACATTTGTAAACCCAAAAAGATGGGGTGCAATGATCACTGAGCGACAAATACAAGACCTATTAGAAAAAGGATTGATAGGTACATGAGAAAATTAGCATGGGTGTTTGGAAAGTCGTCTGATTTCGCAGGTAATATTATTAATAAACTTAAAGAACAAGATATTAGTACATATGGCTTTGGTAGAGATAATGTTGATTATGCAGACTTTGATAAGTTTATAGATGGTAAAGTAGTACCTGATATAATTGTAATAAATGCAAACATAGAAGAACAAATTGCATTAGTAATAGATAATAAGAATTATAGTAATATAACTTTACAACAAATGTCAAGTATGTTTTTTAATTATACACCCTTGTTTTTATTTTTTACAAAGTTAATAAAATGGTTAGAAAATAGCAGTAAAGAAATAACAATTTGTGGTGTAAGCAGTTCAATAACAGCATGGCCACAACAGGATAAACAGTTTGTAATGTATGCAGTATTAAGAAGTATGATGCAACAATTAGTATATAGTGCGTCTAGCAACGTGTGTAATGCGTTCTGTGTAAGTCCTAGCGGTATTGATGCCACTAACATTACAGACTATGCAAAACGTGTTGTAGAATTAATTACAAATAGAACAGATTTAAAACTAATAGATCTTACAATAGGTAAAGAAGTAGTAAATTTACAAAGATGAGTAATTACGATCAAGCCGCAGACAAGGCCAAGGAACAGTTAGACGAAATAAGTCCTACAATGTGTTACGCAAAGTGGACGCAAGTTTCTATGCACCTTACTAACGGCATGACACATAGTTGCTATCATCCTCCGACACACAAAATAAATTTAGAAGAACTTGCTGATAATCCTTCTGCACTACATAACACAAAAGAAAAGAAAGAGCAACGTGCTCAAATGTTAGCAGGTGAACGTCCAGAAGGATGTAGTTACTGTTGGCGTATAGAAGATGTAGACGGTAGAAGTGATAGAGTTTACAGAAGCGGAGAGTATTGGGCACAAAATGCCAGAGAAGAAATAGCAGAAGCAGGTGCTGACGGAAATATTAATCCCAGATATGTAGAAGTAAACTTTAACCAAGCATGTAATTTAAAATGTAGTTACTGCTCTCCTCATTTAAGTAATACATGGGAAAAAGAAATAAAAGAACATGGCCCTTACAAAATTGTAGATGGAGAACACAACAACATAGAAAGTTTAGATAGAGGTGGATTGATGCCGCCTAAACTATCACAGGCAGATAATCCATACGTTACTGCATTTTGGAAATGGTGGCCTGAGTTATATAAAAACTTAGAAGTTTTTCGTATGACAGGGGGCGAGCCGTTAATGGATAGTAATACATTTAAAGTATTAGACTATGTGTATGAAAATCCAAATGCTTGGCTAGAAATGAGCGTAACATCAAATATGTGTCCACCTAAGCCGGTGTTAATGGATAAGTTTATCGAATCGCTACAGAAATTAGAAGAGATACAAATATGGGAGGACCCGGAAAAGTTCAATCCGAACTCAGGGAATAACTGGTATGTAGCACCAGCAACTAAGAACTTCGCAGTATTTGTAAGTGTCGATGGATTTGGAGAACAAGCAGAATATATGCGTAACGGTATGGATTTTCGCATGTTACAAGATAACGTGCAAAGAATATTAAGCGAAACAGATAATACAACAATAACATTTATTAACACATTTAATTCACTTAGTATGACAAGTTTAAAAGATTATTTACAATGGATATTAGAACTTAGAGATCAATATGCCAAAGACGTACAGGGCATTAAGTATATACCTGTACCAGACAATGGTGGACATAAACATTGTGATTATGAAATAAGACCTAAACAAAGAATATGGTTTGATATTCCTTTATTGAGAGCGCCATTATGGCAATGCATACAAGTAATGCCACAGCATTACGAAGACTATCTAGAAGAATGTATTGCTTTTATGGAGTTAAATCAAGCAGATGAAGTAAATATAGACTATAGAGGATTTAAAGATTTTGAAATAGACAAAGTAAGACGTAACTTGGCCTGGATGAAAGAAGGCCGAAAAATGTCACAGCAAGAAATAACAAAAGCAAGAGCAAACTTTTACAAATTCTTTACACAACATGATACCAGAAGAAACACAGATTTCTTAGAAACATTTCCTGAAATGGAAGACTGGTGGGATATTTGTAAAGAAGCAGACGCATTGCTATAAAGGAGAAAAGATGAGCAAAGGTAGACAAGGTAATGAATCATTTGATGATTACAGGAAAAGAGTAATTGATCCTATATCAGATTCGTTTTGTGGTGCTAAATGGTACAATGCTACCATATGGCTAGGACACGGAGGCACAGCAAGTTGTCACCATCCCCCTGCACATAATATAGACAAAGAAGAAATTAAAACTAATCCAAGTGCTATTCACAATACTAGGCACAAGAAGAAAATGCGTCAAATGATGTTAGAAGGCACACGACCTAAGGAATGTGAATACTGCTGGAAGATTGAGGATATGGAGCATGATGCAGATGGCGGAAGACCTGTCAGTGATCGTACTTTTAAAACACATATTTATAGTGATAAAGAATTAGAACGAATTGCTACAATGGACCCTGCAGAAGATGTAAACTTAAAAACTTTAGAAATTGCGTTTGACAGAACATGTCAGTTTGCATGTAGTTATTGTAATCCAGCATTTAGTACAACATGGGTAAAAGATATTAGAACAAACGGTGGATACTCAAATATTAGAAGTGATGCTAGAGGTCACTTTATAGATGATGCCCCGTATGCCGACCCATTTGAGAAAGACGAAGAAAATCCTTATGTAAAAGCATTTTGGGAATGGTGGCCTGAACTAAGTTTAGAATTAGATGAATTAAGAATTACAGGCGGCGAACCTACAATGAGTGCAAGTGTTTGGGGCCTATTTGATTGGTTCAAAGAAAATGGTGAAAGCCATCCTAACGCAAAAAACATGCGTTATGCAATTAACAGTAACTTAGGTGCTAAAGATACACTAATTGCCAAACTTGCAGAAGCAACACAGCATGTTGAACGTTTTCATTTATACACTAGTGGCGAGGCTTTTGGTGCCCAAGGTGAATACATCAGAGACGGGTTAGACTTTCCGCAGTTTAGTCAAAATTGTGTAAAAATGTTAAGGGAAGGCAAGATCGAAGGCTTCCATATGATGATGACTATTAATGCTTTATGCTTAGATAGTATGGTAGAGTTTTTAGATTGGGTCTTAGAACTCAAAAGAGAATTTGGACATAACAAGCCAAGTTTTAGTGTAAACATATTGCGTTTTCCAAGTTTCCAAAGTGCATTAACACTACCAGATGACCTAAGAACAAAATATCATGATCAGTTATTAGCATGGCACAGAAAAGTGCAACAAAAACAAGAACTAGACGGAACTGGCAGAGCATTAGTTCAAGACTGGGAAGCAGATCAACTAAGTAGACTAATAGAATACTTAGACGTTGTTAAAACACCTCATAGAAATACTGCTGATAGATGGAAGTTAGAACATGACTTTAAAGTTTTTTATGATCAGTATGATGTAAGAAGAGGAAAGGATTTTAGAAAAACATTTCCTAACTTAGTAGAATGGTATGACAGTTTAGAAGTTAGACCATTAGAGGTTGAGGAAGAAGATATTCAGAAACCCAAAGGCGAACGTGCAGTAGAAATATATGCTCACAGAGAAGTCGATGAGGACGGTGTAGTACAGGTTATAGATGTACGTGATAGAACTGACAACAGAAAAGATAGACGTAACACAGGCGAAAGCCAAGACGACTATGATGATGACAAGTATGCAGACGAACCTGACTTTAAGAAAAAATCAGGTAGTAGCATAGGATGGGATACTGATAGTGATGGACTTGGTGGACAATAGAACGGTAGATTACCAACTTGAGAAAAAGTCAATAGGTAACGAAGTATTAATAGATGGTAAAATAATACCCAGTGACCTACGAGAAATTTACCAAGACATTGTTGCTAGACGTTTTGAAATATATCCACATGCAGATACCACTAGCGAATTAGATTACAATTATCCTAGTTTTGACTGGGCGAGTTATCATGAGTATACTTGTATAGAAGTTTTCCCGCAATTAAAGTTTTTATTTCCATATATTAAGGAATGCTTAGAAATGGTTGGAGACACTGATTACAACAAGTATTATTTTAAAAGTTGGATAAATGTTTGGCCTAAAGGTCAACAAATTATTGCACACAGACATTATGGTGTTTGGCATGGTTATTATGTAATTAAGGATACAGGCACTACTACATATTATCAACCAGATAAAGATATAAACGAAGTAGTAGGCTTAGATAATTTTGATGGGCACTTTACATTTATGCCTGCACATTTACTACATTGGGCAACACCAAATCCACAAGATGCTATGCGTATAAGTACAGGATATAATATTAGCACATATGAACAAGTGCTACAAGAGGCAGATGATAATGCAAATGAGCGAGGGGATAAAATAAAAAATGTAGTTGTGCCTTTAAAAGATTTATTATGATTGATGTGCCAAACAAAGGAGAAGTATTAGTTAAAGAAGTTCCGCCTTCTGTTTTACTACAATTATATAAAATATATCACAGCCAAACATTGCCAACTGAATTATATTTTGATGACCAACCAGCGATTGACTTATACAGTGGTGATGGTCAACTGCAATCCACAGAAGAATATAAACATATTGCAGAGTGGGTAGGAATGAATATAAAAGAATTTAGATTAGAGCGAATGCACCCTATAGGAGAAATGACAAATTCTTATTTATGGAACTCTAGAATACCAGATGTAGAGTTTGACGAATCAGAATTAAAGCAAAAGTTGTCTAATGGTTGGCCATCTTTATTTTGGCATGCTGATACATACCAACCAGAAAATAGAATTAAAATGATTATATACTTAAACAATGTAAATAAAGAAAGCGGTGCAGTTTGTATGGAGGAAGATCTTACATACATAAATGATGATTCGTATAGCGAACTTAAAAATAAATATAAACATGTAAACCAAATACAAGGAAAATTTTTTAATGGTACAAGTGGTACTGCTGTAATTTTTAAAGCAAGACAATTACATAGAATAAACTTTCCTATAAACAACCATAGAGATACAATACACATAGGATTTGAATATGAGTAAAATTAAACCCATATGGGAGCATGGTTCAGTAAGTCCAGAATCGCCTAACAAGGTGTTTTGTACTGCTCCGTGGACTCATACATATATTTCGCCGCAAAGCGAAAGACGTATGTGTTGTGCTAGTAGGGAAGAGCATCAATTCCAAAAGCAATACATTGATGCTAGTAATGACGAAAAGTACGGAGAAGTAAAAGAGTCAGGAACTATTGCTGACTACAACCCTGTAAGTTTAAAAGAACATTGGAACTCACCATATATGATGGACATAAGAAAAAAACTTATGGCAGGAGAAAAAATACCACAATGTGATGTATGCAACGACAGTTTATTAAGTAACAGCACATATCGTCAATGGTTTACAGGCTTTTTATTCAATGATAAAATAGACCAATGCTTTGAGGAGACAGACGAAGATGGAAGAACTACAATGGAACCTATATCTTTTGATTATAGGTATAGTAATTTATGCAATTTTAAATGCCGTATGTGTGGCGAACAACTCAGTAGCAGTTGGGAGACAGAAAAAAGGAAACACGACCTTTGGACACCTGAGCAACAACCGTTTATGGTTCCTGAGAACAAGAAGATTATCGAGAAGTTTCAAAAGGAAGTAGTCGAAGAAGAATTTTGGGAATATATTAAATCAGGTACAGTTGAAGAATTATATTGGGTTGGTGGTGAGCCACTGATGTATGACATACACTGGAAGTCAATGGATAGACTACAAGCAGATAATAATCTACACAAAGTACATTTAAGATATAACAGTAATCTAAGCAGAGTTAGATATAAAGATTATTACTTGTACGATTGGTTACCACAAGCAAAAGATTGGACTATGTGTGCAAGTATAGACGGCACTGGACCTATAGGTGAGTTTATTAGGACAGGTCTTAATTGGGAAGAGTGGGATAGAAACTTTAGAGAAGGTGTTGAACTACCCGGCGGACATGATAAAATGATTATGGACTTAACTATAACTGGTCCAGGTTTATTTGATATTAAAAACTTTTTAGATTATGCATTAGAACTTGATGTTAAAATAGAAACAAAACGTATGTTTGCCTTTCATGCCGATATAGTATTATCGCCCATGGCATGGCCTAGACACATACTCGATGAAATAGTAAATGACTTATTAGATTACTGTAGACCAAGAGTAACTGAAAAGCAACAAACACTTATACGCGAACTAGAAGGATTACTAGAATCACCTACATTCCAAGAGCAATGGCCTGACACAGCAAACGATCAATTCTTTAATGGTCGTAAATATCAGCAAATTATTCAATCAATAAGAAAAGATGGTCAAGATGGTCGTTTAACTATAAATGATATTTACAGCCAACATCCTGAATTATGGAGTTGGTGGAATAGGCCGGACCCTAAACACAATCAACGATGATTAGTATATGTAAGTAATCCAGTAAATTCCGTAACAAAACAGTATTCCAACAATAACAGGAATCCAATACGCAATATTAATTACAAGATTAAATAATCCACTAATTAGACCTATAACACCTTGAACACCGCCAAAGTATAAAAATGTGCCTATAAGTAAAAAAATGAAAAATTCAAACATAAATAAAATCTCCTACAATTTTTATTACTCTTATATTATAGTAAATTTTAAGGCGTTTGTCAACCTATTTGTAACCTATTTGCATAAATCTTGTATAAGCAGGTGTAATTAACTGCCCTATAAAATGTGTTTTTGATAATGGATATTTTGCTTTCATGTCGTCTATGCTATCGCATATATTAATATGCCCTTCGAAATCTTCGCTATTGTTAGTTTGCATAACAATTAATTGATCATCGTCTGCCGAGTCGAACCATTCGTTATCCATGTGTTCGCAACTGGTATTAATAATACAATCGGGTTTGACTCTAATTAGTTCTCCGCCTGTAGTGAATTCCATGTTATGTGTCGACAGCATCGACATGTCTGCCACCACACCTTTATATTTCCACGAATTTTCGACATATCTTTGATTGAGTTTTTCTGATAGTTCTATTGCTTGTGGGTCTATGTCGATACCATATATACGTTCTATGGTTAATGCCTTATGTAATGGTTCAACCAAAGTACCTATCCAGCAACCTAAAATAGCAACTGTCATATTACTTGGTAATGGAGTAACTTTATAAAGTTCACCTAGTAACCAAGTCTTACTTGCTAACTGGCCTTTGCTAAAAGCATCACGTGGATAAACACCCTGATGCTGTATGATATGCTCAAACCAACTAGGGGAAGGTTTCCAAAAGCCATTATCAATGTACTTTGTTACTTGCTCCCAACTATTTAGATTTATTGTATTGTTCATTTAACCAGTCGTAATCGTTAATATTATTTAATTGTTCTAAGTTATCCTTATTTGCTAAAGCGAATGCTTTACCTTCTTCTGCTCCTCGTTTGGCATCATGTCTAAAGTCAGCATCAGGTATAGGATGTAACCAAGATTCTAAACGTTTCTCACTGTCAGGATCATTACTAAGTGTTAATTTAACACATTCTCTAAAAGCACTACGCCATGTACTAAACGCATCTGTATTAAATCTAGTTGTACAACTTATTTCAGGCATTGCTTTAAAACGTTTACTAAGTCCTGTGGTAAAGTCTAATCCCCAACTAGTAGCATCTAGTATTTGTTGCCTGTTAAACAATTTAACACCGCCATAACCGTATTCTTCACCTGTTACAGGATTTTTACTTGCCCATACATGTACTACTTCCTCGTCATAAACATCGGGTATATAACTAAAATCAAAGTCCTCACTAATATCAGCATCAGCATCTACTACCCAGAACATATCGCTTTTAACCCTATTTGCCGCTTCTTTGTGTGCATTAAATATGCCTTTAATGTCTTTGACCCAGGTTGCATCAAACCTTGCTGTAAGACGCTCATATGCAGTTGTAGACCCCGCTTCTTTGTAGGATAGGAACACTATATCGTATGGTTTAGACACACTTAGAGCGTCTTTAACGTATTGTAACTTACCCCTTGATGTTTTACTATACTTGATATCATCACTGCTGTAAGACGTTTTAAATACGTCTAATAGGGGGTTTGGCCACAGCCTTACGCCGCCGTATGCATGTACCTTGCCTGTTCTTGGGTTCAGTTTTTGCCATACATGTAGTTTATCAGCATTCTCTACAGAAGGTTTAAACTTAGCATTCCAGTTATCATATGTATCTACATCACTGTCAACTGTCCAAAAGTATGCATTATTATCTTGCTCAGCAAAGTCAATTAATTGTTGTTTAAGTGGCGTATTATTAAATGTGTACACATTCCATTCTGGCATTTCACTGGCCTGTTTAGGCATTAATTTTAAGTCATCAAATGTATTGTTGACTATTTCTTTTTCAGTAAAACTGTTATCTAAAAATAAAGCAGTAGGACATAGTCTAACATCTGTGTGATCACCATTTTCATTTTGCCACACATGAACGTTTTTAATATCCCACTGAGTTGGGTAGTAACTAAAGTCGAACGACTCACAGATTTGTACACAATAGTCTACTACCCAAAACATTTTTGTTTGTGTTTTTTCTGCACATTTTTTATAAAACTCTGCTACACCGTCTTTGACATCTTTTGATGTCATTGTGTAAACAGGATACTCTTTTTGTGTGCTACAAATTTTTCTAATATATTTTGGTCTGCCTTTTGTTTGTGGCTCTTTGGGACATAAACTTACACCGCCATAATCGTATTGCTTGCCTGTAATAGGATTTAGTTTTTGCCACACATGTTGTTTTCCTTCGTCCCATGTATCAGGCACAAAATCAAAATCAAAATCTTCTACTACATCTACGTCTGGGTCAATTACCCAAAACCAATTATTCTTGCATTTTTCTCTACCTTCATCTTCGCTGGTAAACTTTTCAAAATCTAAATCTTTAAATGGTGCTATGTTATGAATAACTATTTCGGCGTCCTTCCATAATTTAGGCACCCAACGTATACCACCCATTTTTTCTGGATACTTATGCTTTAATTGATTACTTAAATGAAATGTATGAATCATATTCTTTTGAAAGTCAGGTGGAGTCCAATCTACTTCGTCATCAAATTGATATTCTTTGTCTATTATCCAACAGTCTTGGGTTACTATATTATAATCTGATGTGTCCTCTACATACAAAATAGGGTATTGCTTATATCCTGTAGGTGAATGATCGATATATTTTATATTATCAACATCATATTTTACCGGTACAAGTTTTACTCCACCGCACCTATTGTCGCTTACATTTGTTACTGCTTTAGGATATTTGTGTGTTAATTGATTTGGTATCTTAAAAATGTGTATAGTTTTTTGATCATATCTATGCGGAACATAATTAAACACATTGTCTACCTCGTGCTCATCATCAATAAGCCAGAACATTTTAGTTCTACTTTTACGAGCATAAGTTTCATAGTCGCCTAAGTTATTTGTGTAAAATACATCGTAACGAATAGGGCAAATGTTGTTTTGATATTTGTGTTTAGTTATATCAAAATCTTTATGGACTAGCCTAATACCGCCGCATCTGTTATCCCATGGGTCTTCAAAATCTGCAGGGTATCTTTCTTCTAAATATCCTGGTATTTTGAAAACATGTATATATTCTTGTTCATATTCTGCAGGCACAAACAATAACTTACCATTAAAATCAAATTCTCTATCAACTATCCAAAACCACTCGGTTTTACTACGTTCAGCATATTCGCTATATGTTTCAGAAGTGAATTCGTCTTCATCTATATAAAACACATCATACTGTTCGTCTTCTATAGGACATGCAGGATGAATCTTTGTTTCTGCTGATTCCCATTTTTGAGGTACCAGTCTGACACCTCCCATTGCTAATGGATATGTTTCTGTTAGTTGATACGGCATCCTAAAAGTATGTATCATGTCGTCATCAAACGGACTTGGTACCCAATCAAATGTTTTTAAATTAACTTTGTGTTTGCTGTCTACTAGCCACACATAGTCTTCTTTAAAAGTATTACGTTGCGAGTAGTCATTAATATCTTTAACAAAGATAACAGGGTATTCAACACTAGCATCTAAATAACTGTGATATTTTGTATTGGCTGTTAACCATTCTCTAGGAAATAATTTTATGCCTCCTTCTTGAGCAGGGTACTTATGCTCTAATTGTCCACGCAGGTGAAAACTGTGTATAAAGTCTGGTTCAAAATTACCAGGTGCCCAGTTAATATCGTTATTAAGTTTATATTCTGGGTCAACACACCATACATGCGATGAAAGATTGTTATTATTAAAATAGTCTTTTGGTTCTGCCTGATATAAAATATCAAAACTCTTTTTGCACACAATTTCGTTTATATATGATGTATCTGTGTTTTCATAATTTGTTGGATATAGCGATACACCACCATAGTTGTTACTGTCCCACTTCCACTTGTGAATAAAGTTTTCAGTGTAGTGTGAGGGAACATATCTAAATACTTCATAGTCTGTTACTTCTATGTTATTTTCTACTATAAAAAATAATTTTGTTTTAGAAATTTTTGATATCTTTTTTAAGTCAATGTCATCTACTTTCCTTGCAAATGGAAAATTATCTTTGAGACTTTGGTTTTCACCTATGTAAAAAATATCATACATTTCTTTCTGCTTCTAAGTTGTCTACTACTGTTTGTACTAATGTGCTAATATGCTGTACTTCAACATTTATCTTGTTATAACGATCTTGTAATTGTTTACCCCATACAGGACATACACCAATATGATCCGGCAAAGTTCCACCACAGGTAGTACACTTACCTTGTAACTTTTTCTTAATCGTCCTTAGTGTGGACTGGGACGTTATATTTTTCTTCGAAGTCTGCGGCATCGTTCTCATCATTGACTATAGGCATGCCTTTGATATTTAAACTAGTATTCAGTATCATTGGGCAACCTGTCTCGTTATAAAATTGTGTCATTAGTTCATACAAGTCTGGGTGTTCAGATTCATTAACTGTTTGCACTCGACTTGTACCATCTGCATGGACTATTGCTGGAAATTCTTTTGGCTTTTTGCATTTTGCAACAAATTGCATATAAGGAGCATTACTAATATGCCCTGGCATTTCAAAATATTCGTGTACATGCTCTTCTAATATAATTGGTGCAAAAGGTCTAAACTCTTGTCTACGTTTTATTTTGTTTACTTTGTCTTTTATTTTATTACCACGTGGGTCAGCACACAAAGTTCTGTTACCCAATGCTCTTGGGCCAAACTCTGCAGGGCCATTAGCAATACCAAATATTTCACCTTTAAGTAGACTTGCTAATGATTTCTTAATAGGGTAATCGCCTCTAATACTATTACCTAAATATGCACCAGTCCAATTTACTTTCTTTTTAGTTTCGTTGTAGTAATGTAATGCCGCGGCACCTAAACTACTTCCAGCATCACCTGGGTTAGGCATTATGTGTACATTACCAAACAGTTTAAGTAAATTTCCATTAGCAACACAGTTTAACGCACATCCGCCCATAAACACTAAGTTATTACTATTTGTCATTACAAGGGCATGTCTGGCATATTCGAATATTCTTTTTTCTGCTACAGCCTGAGCACTTGCGGCTATGTCGTAATCTAAACTGTGATGTCCCCATTCATCAATTAATGCACATTTGTCTCTGCCTAAATAATTAGCAGGCACACCCTTTTGCAAATTTTTTGTCATTTCAATAACATTTGCTGGTTCGTTACAATCAGCATCTACAAAAAATTCGTGATGCATAGCAGTTTCATAAATGGGTTTACCGTATGCGGCCATGCCCATTAAAACATATTCGTCTTCCATTGGTTTCAGACCAACATGGGCCGTCATAGCACTATAAAATAATCCTAGACTGCTAGGAAATTTTGTGCTGTGTATTTTCTTAAGATTACCTTTCTTCCATTGCCATGTAGTTGCAGTATCGAATTCGCCTATAGCATCAATACATATCACAGCACACTCATCAAAGTCACTAGTTAATACACCAGCGGCGGCATGTGTTTCGTGATGCCAGTAAGTTTTAATTGGAATGCCATGTAACTCTGGGAAAAAATCTTTGATCCATGATTTCATTGTTGGTTCTAGTAATGCTCTCCAATTACCTGCATATATATTTCTTAGTTTTTTTGCCCATGGTTTTTCGTGTAATACAATTACATCTGGCTTGCCAAACTTTAAGCAGTCAGCAATCATATCGTGATTTAAGTATGGGTCGTTTTTGAATTTGCTGTATCTTTCGGAATGTGAAGCATACAGAATTTCGCCATCTTCTACAACGGTGGCGGCGGCATCATGAAATAAAAAACTTAAACCGAGAATACGCATTTTATTATCTGTAAATAAAAGGGTCTCTTTTTCTCAATTCTTCTAACTTCTTTTGTATAAGTTTTTCTTTCTCTGTCAGTTTTGACTGTTCCGAAGTATCGTTACCGTGTTCGTCTCGATCCTCATTGCCGTCATGATTAAGTTCTGTGAGTTCTTTCTGTGTTTTCTTGTAGTCGTTCATAACAGTATTTATGCTATTTTAAAATGTCATCTATTAATTTATCGTAAATTCTAGCACAGGTTTTTGCATTAAAGAACAGTTGTCTATTATGTTCTAACTTGTCTTTGATTGCATCTATGTGCAATGTTGTATTAGCAATGTGTGTTACTTGTTTTTTAATAGCCTTAAATCTTTCGTCATCGAGTTCTATATCGTCGTAACTTTCATCAAACCATTCTGGAAAAGTTTCAAATCCTATGCTTCTTAAATGCCTTAGTGTACCAGGGTGTGTAATTAATAAGAACGGGTGACCGTACATAATAGGCTTCAATGTTTTTTCTGTTATAAATCCTATCTCTTGTGGTATTTGATCATAGTATGGATAACCATCGCTTTTAGGTATGTACTGATGAAATATACCTTTTTGTAAAACTAAATTTGCAGTATAACTGCTTTCAGTAACTAAACTTATTTCTGTATTAGCATACCATTTCCAATTAACCCATCTATCTCTAAATTCGTACTGTGATGTACTGTCATTATTAAATAAGTCAGGATTGACAGCATATTTATTATCCTCTAAATCATCATCTAGAATAATAGGTAAATATTCGCTTGTCTTATCAAATTCTTCTTGGTTAAGTCTTTCACCTAATATAATTTCTGATTGGTGGTTTAAATGTTCGTAGTCGGTTCTGTCAACACCATGATTATAAAATGGTTTATTAGGGTCTAATGAAAATCTTGCACTTGCAATACAATTATCAATTAATCTATTTCCGTCGTTATCAAATGTATTAACTAAATGATTTAAAATAAAAAAGCGATGCTCTTTCATATAGTTATTCATACATAAAAACTTTTTAGGTTTATTGTCTACATATATTTTTTCTGGTTCGAATGTAGCATATTCTAAAGGACTACTATGTTTAGACGTTGATGCTATTTTATTGTTTTGTTCGTGTAAAATAAAAAAATCTATTTCTATTAAATCTATTTTAAAGTGTTCTTTGATCTGTTGTTTAATAGTTTTATGATCCTTTGGCAATTGATTATTAAATTGTGATGTAAGTAATTTAACAAAACTTGTGTCTTCAAAACAACTGTTGAGCCAAAAGAATAATTTATGTAAACTGTATGTTTCTGCTTCAAACGAATTATCTATTGCTACTTTTATACCGATATCATGACACTTACGCCAAAAACTATAGGGCAAAGAATACGAATACAATCTATGTAAAATTATAATTAATGTACAATCCTGATCATTTATATAATTCTCTATATTTCCAATATAAGAACTATCTAAAATAGATTCTACAATCATATTGTGTTTTAAAAATTCTTTGAATATACCATCTTGCTCGTGTGCAAAATGCTGAGACTCCCATTGGTCAATCATATACGCATTCTGCCAATCTAATTTGTATCTCTTAACACCGTTGCCTGTTAGTATGTCAAAATCAAAATCATGATATTCATTCCATGATGCTTCTGGTCCTGGATCTGTAAAAGGAAAAATATGTGTGGGTGGATACATTTCCTCTGGGTGTTGAGATTTATATTCTAGTATTGCATTGCCTGTTATGTTTACAAATTTTACTGTATTATTTTCCATAATGTATCCATGTGTTCTAGTAATTTTCTATTGTCGTAAAAGTTATGAAAGTTATGTACAATTTTACCTAGTGTATGGTAATCAAATCTTTCATAGTCAAATGTCATAGCATTACTTAATATTGCGTTATATCTGTTTTTGTCATTGAGTGTGTCGTAACTTATATCGAACTCACTATCAAATGTTTCAAATCCTTGATTTTTTAGAACTGTATTTGTGTCTATATTTCCAATTACCATGTAAGGGTGACCATACATTAGAGGCTTATATGTTTTTTCAGTAACGAATGCTCTCTTTAAATTATGATTATATTCCTCTGGCATATCTGGTAACTGATTAATAAATTCATCATCGTAATATGTTTCGGTTACTAAAGAATAATATGTATCTTTATATACATCATTAATAAATGATCTATCGTCGCTTTTCTGATAGATGTCTTGCATAACAGGAATAATTAATTCTTCTGTGTTTTCTTTAACAAATTGTAACAATGTTTCAGGTGTTTCGTTATAAAATGTACACTCTCTTCTAAGCCTTTCTGAATAGTCGCCTGATTCTAGTTCTTGAAAAAATCCATGCGAATTTTTTATTTCATAGAACTCGTCTGCTCGTTTTGTTGGTTGTTGATATCCCCATCTAGCAGTAACAAGATTTCGATTTGTCATTCCTCTTTCTTTTAGCCATTTAATTAATGCTATTCTATGAAATCTTGGTTTGAGATTTAAACATAAAAAATCATATTTTTTTTGTGCTCTAAAATTTTTCTGTATAGTATCAATACTATACTTTCCGTCACGTAATTTTTCTTTACCGATACATGCTTCGTTAATTCTAAAGTAGTTAAAAAAGCCTAAGTCTACTGAAGTTTTTTCTTTGAACCTTAGTAGTAAATCCTCGTCATTAGACACAATGTCGCCGCCTACAAGCAACATCCAGTTATCAGGTGTACCAATATAGTCTTTTATTGTTGTTATAAGAGGCATATAAGTATCTATTTCTGCCTCAAACAAGTAGTCTAGCACTACACGAGTTTTTTTACTATTAACTAAATATTCTATCTCCTTGGTGTTGAGCCGTGCTAATGCACTTGGATGAATTACAAAAACATCATATTCTCTTATCTTGCTAGTATCACTTTCTTCTATTATTTCAAAAGGAACAAGGCCTTTTGTATCTGCATCATACACATTCATAGTAATCATATCTTCGTTAAGTTCTTTTAAGTAACTATGTGTTCGTTGATGTATAATTCTATTCCAGCATAGTTGCATAAAAACAGAATCTTCTTTAAAGAAGTGTTGCTGTAACTCTTCGTTAATTTCTTTTGTAGGATCGTTTTGGTGTACTGCTACTTTCATTCGCATAACTCGACTAATTTAGGGAACACTTTTCGCCAATCTTGTTCTCTAATTTTATCGAGTTGATCGTTATAGATTTTAAACTTTTTCCAACCATCCTCGTCCCACTCGTCGTTATCAAACATAGATAACAGATTGCCTAATCCGTGATGATTACCAAAGTCTTTTCTAAACTGTGAGTGTATTTGTGTTCTTGCTTCTGGGTGTATTACTTTAGGACTTAAAAATGTAGGATCATACACATAGTTTAGATGTACATGTAGTCCTAACTCTTTTGATGCCCAATTATGAAACTCTCCTAAGTAAGGATAGTTGTAGGCACTGACTGTTTGACATATACTGGTTTCTATCCAGTCCTCAGCCATAATTTGTTCTAAGTGCCCTGTTACTGTTTTCCAATCACTTGGATGTCTAATATAATAATTACGGTCGCCTAAATCATCTATACTAGCACTTACTTGGATCTTGCCAAACTGTTTCCATATATCAAATGTTTTCTCTGGTAAGTTTGTCATGTTAATATTATACCATAGAGTCATATTCTTTGCTCTATCGGCCGCTATTAATTTTTCTAAATATTCCCAATGTTTTTTAATCAGTGTTGGTTCGCCACCATTTATATATACCAATTCTAAGTTGGGTGCTGAATCAAATAAGTCGTCCCAAAAAGCATCTTCTTCAGGCCACTTGTATTCGTCTTTGTCTATGTTACCATATTTCGTAACGAAGTCCAGGCTTGCTTCAATTTTTTTATAATCATTACGCCACTGAGATGAACTTGCTGGATTGCAAGTACGACACCTGACATTACACAGATTACCAAGACGAAGTTCAACAAAACGAAGATCCAAATCAATATGGCCGTCTTCTCTAGTAAGTTCTTTTGCTCTATCGGGGCCGAAGTGCGTAAATACCTCGGACTCTGACTGACGTTTACTGGTAATACCTTTTCTTTCTTCATCATAACACCTTGTACATGCGGCTGGTTCTTCATCGTTTAACATTTGCAATCTAACTTCTTTGTAGTAGTCAGAATTCATAATGTCGCCTATGCTATGATTATTTAAGTCTAACCATTCGTTACCGCCGTCTTCTTTGTAATTTTTACTTCTACTTGCTCCATTTTTGTGATCACTTATACAGCATAATGTACACCCGCCATGTGGGTGTGTTGCTAAATGCGTGAACGGTAATGGGCAGTATGTTTTACTCATCATCGTTTCCTTTAAAATATCTTTCTATCCAAAGTTTACAACTGTAAAATGCTAGATAGAAACCTGCTATAAATGTAGCAATTATCAATGTGAATACCCAATTGATTGGATCTGATAACATAAAAAATAAATTTATGTATGCGTCAGCATCTGATTCACTACCTGCTTTGTAGTACGGATTTTCTTCACTTTCCCATTTTGCTTCAGCATCGGCTTTCCACATCTCTGCTTCTTCTTGGTACTCTTCAGCAATAACAATTAATTCTTCCCATTCTTCGCCACCGACTTCACCTGTGAATTCATATACTTTTGTACAGCCATCTATAAAACATTGGTCTTTAATTGCTTCACTTGTAAGCCTTTGTTGAATTGAACTTGCAGTAAAGCCTATAAGCAATGTGTAAACTATACCTGCTAATATGTAATATCTAGTCTTCATCACTCTTTTTTAATTCGTAACCATCTGCTGGATCTATTTCTGCATCAGCATTCATAAATCGCATACGTTGTACGAGATCCCAATTAACATTTTTCCATTCATCTCTGATACCGCCCAGGTCAGACATATCAAATTCTTTTTTCTTTTTCTTATTCATCTATCTTTTTCCATAATTCTCTAAACAAGCAAAATCTACGATGACCTTCTTTAGTCTCATATACAAATTGCATTGCTAATAGTTCTACAACCTTGCCTTCAAATTTGCCATTAAGACTACAAGTGTGTTCTATGCGATCTCCTATCTCTGGTTTGCTTTTACTATTCTTTGCCATGTTATATACTTATCATGTCTCCCTTTACTACATTATAAAGTTCTGTAAATGTTTCTTCAAAACTTTCGCTCCTATACACATCACCAGCATTGACTTGTTCTATAAATTTTTGCCAATGTTCTTCTGTGCTGTCAGTACCAGCATGAGCAACTAACGGTGCTATGTCTTTATTATACTTTGTTTGTTCCCAAGCAGGCAAACCGTATTTTTCAGGATTGCGTACTTTATCTATAATTTGTTCTTTTGCTGGTGACGGAACAACATTTGCTTCGCACCATTCTGGAAAGTGTACTAGGTTATTCCAAATTAAAAATTCAGGATAAACTGTTTCAAAATAATGATGAAACTCTCTTAGATAAAAGAAATTCCACACACTCACAGTATGTGTCACATTTATATTAACATGATCGTGCTCTGTGTGTAACTTATAAAACTTATCTAAGTTCTCTACTACATTATTCCAACTATCTCCATGGCGTAGATAATCAAACTTTTGCTCTATGCCATCTAAACTTATGTTGAACCCTAAGTTCTCAAAGTTGCCTACAATTTTATCTATTAGTTTGTCATTGTAGAATGTGCCGTTAGTGCTGAGAGTAATCATTATATTTTTGCTTACTCCCATGTCCACTAACTTGTCAATGAGTTTGCGAAACTCTTTCATATAGAAAGGCTCGCCACCCATTATTTCTAAAACTCTAACATGGGGTAACCAATCCTCTATGTCTAGCCAAAACTGAGATTGTTCTAAGTCGTGTAAATCTATCTTAGAGGGTGGTTCCCAAAATTCTATGTTTCTATCTATAGATTCTTTTCTCCATTTACTGCTGTAATTTGCATTACAAGTTCTACATTTCAAATTACATGCGTTTCCTAATATAAGTTGATAGTCCCGCGGCATATCGGGTTCAGCCTCGTAATCTATTCCATCTGGGTATCTCCATTCTGCGTATCCGTTGTATAACTGTCGCTTAGACTCTTTACCATTGTCTTCATCTATCCAACATGTAGCACAATTATCCGGCGTCTTGCCTTCGCGAATTTCCTGCCTTAAATTTTTCATATAATCACTATGAAAAATGTCCCTTATTGAATCTTCCCCTAACGTGTAGTCTGAACCATCTGGTCGTGAAATTCTTTCACGAGCAATACAGCAACTTCTACAAGTTCCGCCTGGTTCGTTACTGAGGTGTGTCCACAGTAAACTACAATGCTTTGGTTCGTTCATATTCCTCTACTAGTAATTTTGATATACAAAGTCTTGTAAGATCGTTTCCTCTATTAAACTGGTCGTGCTCTGTGCGATTGCTTTGGGCAAAAATAATACAACTAGTTGGTTTTAATTTTAATTTATTGCAAACTACCCATTGTGTTTTCATGTACTTGTTAGGTATATAGTCTGGTCCCCAAGCACTCATGGCAAACTCGCCTATCATAGCACCAAAGTTATTTACTATACCATGTTGGTTAGCAAATAGTACAGCATCATCTATTTCTTTACGTTGTAAACGTATGCCTGCTCTAGCACCTATTAAAGGAAATGTTTTACCTAAACTAAATGTAACTTCTTCTACACATGGCTGATCAACATTTATATTTAAACCATAGCACATTCCAAAGTACGCCATATCTATTAGTACTGGTACGTTATTAATTGTGCACCACTCTAACAACTCGTGCATGTCTTCTTTTAATCTGCCTGTGTCACTAAAAGGACAACTAATAATTACTGCGTCACCTTCTGTAATTTGTCCATAGTTATAAATCCATTCCCAGTTAGCATTCATATTATTACAAGCAACTTTGTGCATCATAAAGTCGCCTTTAAAAAATTTAAAGTTCTTGTCTATATGACGTTGCATAAACATACTGAATGCTTCGCTGGTACCATTAGTTTGAGTAACATGAGAGAAAGCATCTAATCCGTCGATGGTATTTAATTCACTACTGCGAATCCATCTACCGAATATCTCAATAAACTTTTCTCTGTGATCTGTAACACCATCAGCGGCAAAGAAGTCTCGCCACTCGTATGTGCTTTCACAAAAGTCTCTAAGTTCTGATGTAATGGCTTTGTCCTGTATAGCATAACCGCCATTAAGCGGTCCTTGATAAGTGTAATTATTTTTCACCGTTGTCATCCAATTTACCGTGTCCGTATTCGTTTTCTAAATGGTAAGGTTGATTCTTTTCTTTGTCATACCAGTATAAACTTTTGTGTGGAGGATCTCTCCAATCGTGTTTACTGTCTGCTATATAATAAAATGTTCTAAAGCCAACTCTAAATTTATCCTCAGGACATTCAATTGGATTTGGGTGTCCATGGAAACCACGTTTGTGATATTTCCACACAACCACGTTGCCCATCTTAGGTGGATAACTTACTATCTTTTCTGTTTTATCAAAATCCCAAAACTGTAAATCACCGTGCCATGCTTCATCCCAGTCTGGTGTGAAGTATAATATTAAACTTAATGCTCTGTGTGTTTGGCACTCTTCGTTCCAATTAAAGTCTGAGTGTATTTTTAAACTGTCGCCTTTGTAACTTTTCATATAACCAGCACCAGTTAAGTATGGGTCTGGTAATAGATGTTGTACATCACACACTTGGCTGAGCCATGTTAAAAACTCTCTGCTGTGTAATGCACTAACAACACCACGTGCTACAGGAGCCTCAGTTAAGTCTTTACACTCTTCCATATAACTGTCTGCTCTTGTAAATGTTGTCCAATACTTTTTAGGTATGGTTTGGCTTTCCTCGTAAAGTAATTTTGCTACATTATAAGGTATAAAATCATCTAAAGCCAAAGTAGGGTAGGGAGGGGTATAGCGATACTGCTCGTTTAGTGCAAGTTTTTCACTGTCACTACCCCACTTATGGAATAAGTGATCAAGTATTTGTTGATCTATGTTCATTTGACTCCTCTAGTATTTCCGTAATGTATAACTGAGACACCATCAATGTCAGGTGTCTTACGCCATGGGTCTACTACAATACTGTTTGGTGCAAAACTAAGTTCTGAACCATTGCCTGTTTTCACACTCAATGCTTCATCACAGTCAGTAACATTATGCTCGCCATACCAATTTGGTACAGTATCTAATTGGTCACCGTACGTTACTTCTGGATTATGTGCTAACAAATAAACTGCAGGATTACTAAGTATGTCGCTAGGCGGAACATCGCCTGTTTGTTCATCATAGTAATGTAAATCATAACCTGCTTTATCAATGTAGTGACCTACTAGCATACTACTAGAACCTGTTTCATATGGTACTAATGGCTTGTATGCTTTACCAACAATGATAATAGGCATGCTTGGTACTAAACCAAATGCTGGGTGTTGATCCCCTGCAAGTTCCATTAAACGTTTTGCCATATTCTCTGCTTGTACTTCTCTTGAAAGCATTACAGCATCAAATAGATCATATCCTAAATCCAAGTCCTCTGCCATCCAACGTAGAGCAATGTTATCTCTGGGGTGACAAGCACCGCCATCGCCCATACCTGGTTTCATATAACCTGGTCCCATAATACGTCTGTCTGAGTTTGCAAGTGCATCACATACTACTTCTGCATTAATGTTGCCTTGCTTTTCTGCAACATCTTGTATCATATTTACTAAACTTACTTTTGCTGATATAAATGTATTATAAAAAACTTTAATACATTCGCATTCGTCCCATGTACCTATAATGTACTTAGGATCGTTTTGCATTATTGTTTTGTAGAAGTCCACAAGTTCTTTTGCATCACCTGTTTCACTTCCATCTTCTGTTCCAATCATTACCATTTCTGGATTTACCATATCCCACTTTACTGTACCCATAGCAATTAAGTATGGATTATACACAAATCTTGTGTTGGTAATTAATGGAATAAATTCTCTTCTAACAGTACCTGGAAGTACTGTTGATATAAGGACTATTAATTGTTCTTGGGTCGCTACAGCATTTACTTTACTAAGAATGTCTTTGACTATTCTATAATCAAAGTCCTTGTTTGGTAAATGGCTGGTAGGTGCCTTTCCATCATACTGTGGATCATGTGGAGTAGGTACAGCAATAAAGACAATATCTTGTCCTCGTACAGCATCTTCCATATTGTCAACCATTGTAAAGTTTTCAGGCTCTACAGGGTTAACGTCATAACCGACAACATCATGGACCTCGGCGACCATTTCGGCGCAGGCTTGTCCTAACTTACCTACTCCGATGAATCCGATTGAGGCCATTTTCATCTCCTGTTTTATGTCTCGGTACTAATTTCTAGTACACTCATATTTATCAGAGATTTGTTTTGCTTTTTAGGATAGTTGGTATTGTTTGTTAGGTATTATCCATTTGTTTATTGGAGATTCAATAGTGTTTTTTAATAACAATTTTTTATTGTGTTTTAGTTTTTCTTGGACAGAATCACTATGATACAGTTCATGGACTTCGTTGATATCCATTTTCATAAATTCGTCTATGCTGTTAATTACTTTTTGCATTCTAATATGATGATTTTCCTCAGCATCATACTCCTCATTAAAAAATTCAGGAAATGTTTTGTAGCCTATTTCTTTAAGTATTTTTAATGTGTGCGGAAAAGCAACAACTAATAACGGTTGCTCGAAAAAAAATGTTTTATATATTTTTTCCGTTATCAATCCGTTTGCTTCTCCAATTGCTTTGATATTTATATCATCATTTCCGTTTGGATCTATACCGTTAAATGCTACTGCAATAGAATTAGGCTCAAAGAATGTTTCAGTTACAATCTGTGCATACGAATCATTTAATACATTATACGATGGTTTCATCATCCAATCTTCAAAATTTCTATTAAACATTTCTCTATGAAGTTTTGTACCAGTATCGGTATCTTCTGAAATTTGAGTGCCTAATGAAATACTCTTTTCAATATAACTATAATGACATTTATCTCTATAGTTACTTTCTATGTGATTTACAATTTGATCTCTGTGCCAACATATTCTTCCATTGAATGATACGCAATGTTTTTGGCGTTTGTTTTTGGAAGGCTGAAAATTAAGTTTTTCATTATTGGAGTATACTCTATTGTAATATACATTATGGAATTGTATATCTGCATTTGGTAAAACTTTTTTATAATCTTTTACTGTAAAAAAATTGTTTATATGGATACTGATATTTTCTTGTTTAATTAATCTAGTTTGATCTATTAACCAATTGCGTCTTGCTTCTTCATCTAAATTATAAATATCCCAGCCATTAGCAAATCGCCATTTGAGATTATGAAAATTTTTACATTTAGATAGACGCTCTACAATGTCAAATAATTTATTACCTGTTTCATAATCTAACTGTGGCCTCATGTGCAATCCAAACTGGATAGTAAGATTGTTCTCTCCAGATTCAATGAGTTGTTCTAACTGTTCAATTGATCTCATTAAAACCAAGTTTTGAGTGGCATCTTGTGATATTGGGTGTTCTAATGCTCTATTGCAAAGCCTAGCAGGACGAGATTTTCCTAGTATATCATCAAAGTCTTCCCAATAAGGTATTACTAGGATTTCTTTCATGCAGAGTGTCTTGTATACTCTTGTATTAGATAGTCACCTGTTAGTGCTTTGCCAAATAAGTGTTTTGTACCATCTGATAGAAGTCTTTCAACTACTCCGTTATTGTATTCGACATCGGTTACATACTTGCCTTCTGATGTATGCTCCGGATGATCGTCGTACCACATTGAACTTAAACTATGAGCATGTATGGATTTAACACCTTTTGCCCATTCCTCCGCGGCAAGTAATTGCCTTTGCCTTTCTACTACTTCGTCGTATTGTCCCATAATAATATTTATATTTTAGGGCCACCATTGTGCCCAATTAAAGAATTTTTCTTTTGTTGCTCTCTCCATTTTAAGAAATGTAACGCAACTTCTCTTGTGGTGTGTGTTAAAGTACTCACTGGACTTTTGAGTTTTTTCATTTAAGATTTGCTCCTATTATTATACCTATTATTAAAATAAAACCATCGAATACAAAATGCAATATAAACGAAAGTGCAAAGATTTCTTTCCAATGCACTTTACATATTTCTAACCATTCTGCTACCTTTTTCATAATCTACTTATTTGTCCTAGTATGTTATCTACATCTGGATCACACTGGTGTCTAAGTACATCGTCTGTGACTTCGGTATTATAACATAATTCACCATCATAATCTAAAACAGCAATTTCATACCAACCCTTCATGGGTTTCATTTTATTAGTATCTTCTGGGTCAAGGTGTTCATCATGCTCGTTGTCTTCTGTGAATTCGTATTCTGGTATTACACTTGCACCAAACCCATTTGGAAATTTGTATATACGTTGGCGACCACCTAAATGATGCCTTGTATCACTTTCTAAAAATTCTTCCCACTTTTTCATTCTGGTAACTTCTCCGGGTCGACCAGTGTATCATCATCTAGATGCTCATCTTCTAATTCGTCTTGATACTCGTCTAGCATTTCTAATACATAAAAAGTACCATCTAAATCTTGTCCTGCTGAATCTGTTTCCCAAAAACTTCTAGGTTGACTAGATATTTCAAAATCACCATAGTGATTAGAACCAACAAAGTCATTTGCAGGTTCATAATACATACAATGTATATCAACATCTGGATTAGCCTGTTCGTAATTCATGATAGCATTTAAAGGTGGGGACCAGGCACTTTCAAAGTAACCAACAATAGCAGAAGTGCTGTCATTGATTTTTTCAAATTCTAAATTACTATCAGTTATAGGTACGTCCCATTTAGTACCCCATTCATCAACTGCTTTATGATAATCCCATTCTCCGATTGGGTGTAAGGCACTTAATAATCCTTCATCAGATTCATCACTTGCTTTACTCCATATTGCTTCGACCTTATCTGTAGGTCCTTCTATTACAATATGATTACTACACCAATTAGGCATTAGTCGTCTAGTCCTGGGTAGTAGTTATCCGCTTTTTCGTTGTAGCCATAAAACGAACCTTCTTTCTCGTCTTTAGTTCGTTTAGCCTTATCGCTTTTTTCACTTGCACCTAGTGGGTCAAGTAAAATCCTTTCCCTTCTAGACAGTTGTCTGTTTTCAATCTTATCGTACATTACAATTTCTCTCCTAACTCAAAACCTCTAAAGGTCTTAAACCTTGGGAACCTTAGGCTCCATACATCATCAGCGTCTTGACTTTGTGTTGCCGCATCTGCTCTAATCTCAACTAACTGACCAATAACAGCATCTTGGTTTGCCCAAATTTGCTCTCTGTTTTCATCTGTTAGTCCACTACCAACATTAAGGTGGAAGAACTTACCGTCATCCTCACCTTCTACAACAAGGGCACCAAGTAAGCCTTCGTTCTTGCCTGTGCCTTCTTCTAGTGCAACAACACTTAAGGTTACTTCAATGAAAGGTTTGATCTTTAACCAAGCATGACTACGTTTACACTTATAGCCTTCGTGTATAGGTTTAATCATTAAACCCTCATAGCCTTCTTCAAGTGCCTGTTTGTTCATTGCTTTGAAACTTGCTTGGCCTTGTTCACTGTCTAAATCTAAATTGATTGCTTGAACAAGTGTAATTCTGTTATTAAAATTAGACTGTTGACTAATCAAACGCTCACGTCTTTCAAATGCTGTCATTGGTGTGTAACCAGCATTAAACTCTGCTAGTGTTAGCATGTCAAATACAGCAAGGTAACTATCCTCAGTTTGAGCACCTTCTTTTCTGTGTACTTGCTTCATAAGTGTTTGGAAGTCTTCTGACATCACCTCGCCATCAAATACAAGTCCTTCAAACTCTGGTTTACTTAATGCTTCGTTAATGTGTGGAAAGTTTTCTAACAGTTTGCCATTACGTGAATACAATGTAGCATCACCGTTTCTCACAATAGCAATAACTCTTACGCCATCATACTTGTATTCGATAAAGCATTCGCCTGTGATCTTCTTAGGATGTTTAGCACCATCATGTGCTAACATACAACCGAACAGTGGTATAATATCTTTTTGTACTTTGTTAAACAGTTTAGCACCAGTGCCACAACGAAGGTCTTTGATTAAGATACGTCTGTACCAATCGTTCCATTGTTCGTTAGTTGCTTTATCGCAAAGTGCCTGGATGGCATCACGAGCCGCATGTCCTGTTAATAGTCTAAACTCTAAGTCTGTAGTAAGGTCATTGAATTCATCAAAAGTAATGCCTTCACCATCTTGCTCACTAAACGGTACTTGTTTAACACCAAAAGTAATTAATGGGTCAAGACACTTTGTAGCACCATCAATGAACTCTTTGTTATCAATGTTTTGTGCTAGTACGTCTTGCTTGAATAAAGAACTATTGTTGCTCTCTAACTCTTGTATAACATTCCATGGTTTCATAAAAACTCCTACCTTTTTAATTATATAACTATTATACTAAAAAAGGTACTAATGGTCAACCTATTTTGCCACATTTTCTGGTGTTGTTTTGGCCTTGTAGTTAGCCATTGCTTCACTGATCATTTTACGAAAATCACCCATCAATGCCCATGCTCTGTAATCGCCTGTTGCTTGAATGTCGAATCCATAACCTGACTTGGTTGGCTTACCATGTCTGAACTCTTCAGTAACATTTCCGAACACTACCTTAAAGTACTTCTGCTCGTAGAAGTCTCCTCTACTATCACCTCTGATCCAAAAAGCATCAGTGTTATTAGCAACCGGAATTAACTTAGCACCTGTACAATGTACAAGGAACTTCTTGAGTTGCTCTGTGCTTTGATAGTCACTTGAAAGGACAGTTGTATTTCTTTGTTTAATCATTACGCCACCTCCTGAACTTGTTTTAACAGTTGCGGATCTTTCTGATCAAACCAGCCATTAGCAGTTTTAAACTGACATGCATAGTCAGTCCTAGTGTTACCAAAACCAGGTGTCCATTGCTCAGCCTTACCAATAATGCTTGGAGCAAAATGAGTATATTCAGGACTGGGAGTGTGATGGGTACGACATTTCCACCCGTCCTTATAAAAGAACTCTACGGGTGTTTCCCAAGGCTCACAAATTGGACCCTTGCCGTCGCCATTTTTACCAAGTTCACGGATCTCCCAATCCAGGATATATTCTTCAAAAGCCTCGTTTTTGCTTTCAATAAGTTTGGTTAAAGTTGGAATACCTTTATGAGCAATCTTGTTGATTTGCCCAGGAGTAAGATCAGTTACGAAATAAGTGCAACCACCTTTGTACTTCCAGTGTGCTTCGCTTACGCCATGCTCATAACCACTGTCATGTGCGGCATAGTTTTCTCTGTACTGGGTTTGTATTACTAATGTTTGCATAATTAAACTCTCCTACCTTTTTAATTTATACAACTATTATACTAAAATACTGGGTCAAGGTCAACCTTTTTTACCGGTTTTTCTGGATTAATTTGTCTTTTATTACACCATCTATGTCAGTGTATTGCGTTTTGAAGTACTTTTTAGCAGGATATGTAGGTGGCATCCAGTCTATAGTAATGCTTCTTTTATATAAAAACTTTAACCATATTGTTTTACCATTAGATAATTTGCGTGGTTTCCATGCAAATACTTTATGCCATTGTGAATATCTAGGTTCGGTTGGATCGTAGGCTTGTGGCACTAGTCGCCTCTTAGAGTAACATCGCCTATTTTAAGACCAATAGTATTTTGTAAAAATACACCTCTATTTTTGCCTTCTGGCATAAATCTATAACTTAATGCATCAGCAAGTAGTATTTTTCTATTGCCATAAAACTGTTTGAGTGGCCAGTTCTGCATTATATCTATATAGGCATCAGAACTAGGTTTTGGTAAATGACCAACATTACGACTTGGGGAATCATCTTCAGCCATCCAATCTCTATTATAACCAAATGTTTCAAAATCCCAATCATAAAAGTTATACACCATATCTAATACTTCTTGTGTATTATCTTGTTGCTCATAAATTAGTCGCCAATCCATTTCGCTTTGATTAAGTTTTCTAGTCCAAGGTGTAGTATTTTGCATAGCAACATGTTTTACATAACCATACTCTTCATGAAACTTCTTTCTAGTAAAATTATAAATGTCTTCGTAACGTTCATAACATCCTATGTAGTCTACTCTTAAATTTGCATTTTCGTCTACTAGGTAAAGTATCTGAGGTGTTTTGTGCATACCCCATAAACTTGTTACAGTTACAGGATCGAGGTATGTTAATAAGTTAGATGCATCTTTTGGTGTACCTTCAAATCTCCATTTGCACCAGTATTCAAAACTCATATCAGAGGCCGCTAATACTCCTGCTCTGCCCCATCTCCATAAACTAACTTCTCTACTATAAGGATTTCTTACAATAGAAAATTTTGTATTTGCATCTACATTATCTAAAAAGTAACATGCAGTTTGTACAGGACTATGATTATCAAATAATTCTATGTCTGTGTTAGTTCCATAGTTTTCTAAAAACCTTTTATAAGAGGTTCCGCCTGTCCTAGGTATGTGTACAAAAAGTAAATCTTGTTCTGGTAGGTAAAACATTAATCTTCAAATCTATCTAATAATTTTTTTGTTTCACCTGTAACAAATTTTTCTACTTTTTTAATGTTAAGAAAAACTTCTACAGATGTTGTTTCTTGGTTCCATATTTTTGAGAGAGGTGATGCTACACTCGGATTTAATGGTATTGGTCCATTTATCTGTTGTCCTGTTTGCTCACTTATGTTACCATTCTTATCAGTCAAAACAATCTTGTCGACAAAAACACTAGGTATCTCTGTCGTAAAGATATCTTTCAACAATTTGTCGAAGTTGCTAAGTTGGGAATTGTGAGTAAGGATTAATTTCCTTTTGCTCATTGCTCCCTTCTATATTGCTGACTTTTTTGGTCTGCCTGGTTTTGGCTTTGGCCTTAATTCAGGTGCTCTTGCGTATGCTTCTTCTCTTTTACTATTAGCATCTGCAATCATTTGCTGTTGAACTCTTTCAACATCCTGCTCAATCATATTAGCCTGTTCCAATAAACCCTTTGCAATACCTAATTGTTCTTCTGCTTCTCTTTCTGATAATTGTCTAGGTCTTTCAACTTGATTAATAGCATCAATCTCAGATGTATCGGCAAGATTAGGTTTATCTGCTTCTTTACCTGCTTCGATTGTTGCAATTGAATCATTAAGATCAGTTAATGGTACTTCGTCTTTTGGAGTAGGTAACATTATAACTTCGCTTACAGGTGCTTTGGTAATCATACCATCTGCGTGTAAGGCCTGTAACATTACTCTACCATCGCTAAAGTTTCTGCCGTTTAGGACCTGTGCTAAATCGCTATTTGTCTGTGCTTCATCGCTATCTACAACTGAAATTAATTCATCATGTTGAGTAGCACTAAGTTCGCCTGACATAATTAATAGAGCATTTTCTGGTTCACCCGGAACTTCTCTAAATAGCACTAGACACTTTCTTTCGTTCCATTTAGCAACGTGTTTTGTTATACTTGGCATATTATTCTCCTTCGGCAGGAGCCTCTGCCTCTGCTTCTGTTGTTGCATTGTTGGCCGCTTCAGCCTCTGCTTGTTGACTCTGTGCAACTATGTTTAAAAAGTTGTTTAATCTATCAAAGACAGCACCTACTTGCGATGCTTCTGCACCTCTGAATGCTCCTCTGCTTACTGCTAAATCAACGATTTGTAATAATGCATTGAGTTCCTCTAGGCTTAGTGAAGCCTGTTGTTGCTCAGGTGCATCCCCTTCTACTGATTGCTCAACTTCATCGTTTACAATCTCTGTGTTTTCTGTATCTGCCATTTTTTCCTCCAATGGTAATTTACAAGTATTATTTATTAACTGATGTTTTTATGTGAACGATAAAAAGGTCTCAATTCCTAGTTGATTGTAGTTATTAAAGGTCATTTTGGCACCACTTAGTGTGCCACCTTTACCACTGCCAGTATCTAAGAATATTACTCTTTCTTCTTTCTTGGTGTAATATACTAAAGGCATTTTTAAGTTGTCTTCGAAATCAGGTTCACTTTTTAACGGTGATCTGTCGTGTCCAACAAATACAATTTGCCCTTTGGGTATTGCTTCTGCCCAATCATATACTCTATGAGCATACATTTGACCCTTCCACTCGACTTGTTTTGAGTTATCTACTTGCCCGTATAAGAATACACTTTCCATAGACTTCTTAGTTATTTTTTTGGTTTCCCAAAACTCAGGATGTACCCCACCATGTGTAAAGAAAAAGTTTTTGTAACTAGCATAAAATGGTTGTTGTGAACCAACGTACAATACAAGATCTCTAAATAAGTCTATACCAAAGTCAACTCTTGCTAGAGTATCTCTTTGAGGTTTACCTAACTTAACATCATTGCCTTTTGCCCAACGAAAAAGTTTGTTATCGTGGTTACCTTGTAAAATAGTACCGTGCCCAGCATCAATTATTTCTTTTGCTAACAGCATGGTTTCTAAAGGCTTTGGACCGTAATCTAATATATCACCTAATTGCAGGTAATATAAATTGTGTTTACGAGCATATGAATATGAAGTAGCAAAGTCAGAGAATACTGAGTGAACATCGCCCACTACAAGTATACCTTTATAACTTTCTAAATTAAGTTCCATAACTCCTACTCAACTACTTAATACACATATATTATACTAAAAATAAGGGTGCAAGTCAATGACTATTTCCAGTAACTTTCTAACTTGCCTTCTCTAACTAAGTCTTGGCTCACACAATGTGGACCACCTGCTAGTGTTCTCATATGACGCATTTGGACAGGTACAGGTGTTATTCCATTCTGTTCCATTGCTTTCATTAAATGTATTTCGTCATCTGGTACAAGTACATGCTGTGGATCCACACTTAGTACATTCATGCCTATCCAACTACTTGCTGGAGCATAATCTTCTAAACACGGTTGGCCAACACACATTTCTTCTGTGTACCAAATCTTGTCCCAATTTTTATATATCTCAGGAACCTTATCCTTATCAACCCTACTAGCATTTAATATAACTAGTCCAGGCCTCAACGGCATAATAGTGCTGTCTACATGAGCCCAACTATATAAGTCATGCATGGTATGTATTCTAAAGTCGGGGCCTAGGGCGTTCTGTAACCACTTAGCACCCATCTCGTTACCCGTATTGGATATCAAGTATAGTATATCGTAACCCATGCGTATGAGGTTAGCAGGGTCTAGTATAGGTTCGTTGTTATTTACACTTGGGTCTCTGCCTGGCTGTATTTTAAATAAACTGTCATCTAAACGTGGCTTAGGCATTTGTAACCAATTAGCACCACCCATCATCTTCTCTTGGAATAGGTCTCTGAATAGAAAGGTTTCGTGATACCTTGCTCTCAAACTCATAGCACCTTCTATGATTTTGTCACCTATCACAGTAACACTATCACGTGGACAGTATGCTTCGTATTGGTCTGTGTCCCATAAGCCGTTGCTAACGTTCGCTGTAAAGTCTACAGCATTTAGGTTAGGCCTATGTACCTTTACACCGAAATCGTTGCTTAGAACGTTACACAATGCGTCTAAATCCTCTTCTGCTTCATGATATACATGCTCTGGGTATCTACCCTTAGGCATTTGTGCATACTGTTCAGCACTTAGATTAGCATAGTTGGTTGCATGGTGCGAAAGGTCGCCGTTTGGAATATTGGCGTCTACGGCCGTTCCTATTATTACTTCTTTGAGGGGATCCCATTCATTACAGGACCATAGAAT